TTAGAAGTTGATGGTGACCAAACTATTATTAATAGTTCTACTCTTGTAGTAGATGATCCTTTTGTCACAGTAAACCAAGGTGGCGTGTCAGGCGGAGTAGTAAATAACTCCGAAGGCGATGTTGCAGGTATACAAATTGATAGAGGTGGAAGTGATGCATTTTGGGTATACGATGAGCAAGGACTTGCTGACGCAGTATTCATAGGTAGACTCGGTAGTCCATCAACAGGAACTATTGTTGATCTTAGAACATCAAGAATACAAACAGGCGGTGCTGATCTTAAATTAATTAATGACGGTACTGGCATTGTTACTGTAGAAGGTTGTACAGATTATGAAAAACAAATATTCGAGTATGACGGATCATTAGTTGACTTTACTGTTAACCCAGTATTAAAAGCAAATCAACATGACACATTAATAAATGCAAAAGGTGTTGTTGATTATGTAGATGGCTTCTTTGTTGGTAAATTCCAAAACAAAATTGAATCATTAGACACATTTGTTGTTGTACATGATAGTGATGCATTTGCAATAGACGAAAGTGCTATTGAATTTACTATTGATAATACACCAGCGGCAAAGTTCTTTAATAACAGAGCAGAGCTACAGCATTTAAGAATTCAAGACACAACAATCGAAACTACATCAAGTAATGCAGATTTAGTTTTAAGCGCACCTGGAACAGGTAATGTACAAGTCAATGACGTTTTGTATATTACGCAAGGTCCATATCAAGATGATGATGGAACAGGCGGCGGAGGTATACCAAACTTTGGTGTAGATGCGGACACAGCCAATCCGGACGCTCCAACAGATGGTATTAAATTATACAGTAAAGCAGAAGGTGCGGCAGGCTCTAGCTTATATTTCATCAATGGTGGATCAGTACAAGATGAATTGGTAAGTAAAAAGAAAGCACTACTGTTTTCGATGATATTATAAAGGAACAAAAATGGCAATAGTTAATACACAAATTGGCGGTAGCTTTACAGACATACTAACAGTTCCTAGCTCATCTAGCGACCCTAACTACAATCTAGGTGGATTCGCTGTTACGACTATTATGTTCTGTAATACAGCGCAAAACCCAGAGTTAGAACTCTACACAGACGGCGGAGACACATATTTAGATGTACATGTGTGTCCAGGCGGGATTGCCGCAGGAGACGGAAATATGATTTTAAATAATATTCCTATTCCAGCAGGCGAAACATTTTCAATGGACAGTGAGAAGTTGATTTTAGCACCAGGTGATATTGTAAGATGTTCAACTACATCTCCAACTAATATTACTGCAACAGTAAGTTACATACCGGTATAATGAGATACGTTAGAAGACAAACAACCGCTAACAGGTTTATTAGAAACAACAGAGGCATACATATGACCGCTGTTGATAAAGAAATTATTCTTGACAGCGAAAACGTAGTTATGGTTCCAAAAGGCCGTACAGAAGATCGTCCGCAAAATCCAAAGAACGGGCATATGCGTTACAACACTGATGATAATAGGTTTGAAATATACGAAGCAGACGAATGGAACGGTATAAGAAATGCGGCTCCATCAGCTTACGCACCTATTACTGTACAAAACTTAGGCAACGGTGATGCAAGTGAAACTGTATTTGGTCCACTTAATAGTGGCGATCCTTTCTATCCTGTACCTGCCGCGGCGCAAAATGTTTTAGTATTTGCTGAAAACGTTTTTCAATTACCTATCACAAACTACACACTTGTACAAAATCCAGCAGGAAAAACAGCAGGTTATTATTTACAATTTGCATCACCAGTTGATGCAGGCAAACCTGTAACAGTAATACATAACTTCGATAAGTAAATTCAATAAATACTGTGTCAGGGAGATTATTGAGTGGCACAAGTAGGTAGAATATCCGGTCCGTTATTAGAAGAAAACCTTTTAAGGCAAGGCATTGCCAACGGAACCCAAGCCAATTTAAGTTTTAAAAATACCAACAATGATACTACACTTTTAAAAGTTGATGTAGCAAACGGTCGTATTGGTGTAGACTTAGAAGCAGTTGCTAACGAACTACAAGTATCTCAAACTATTCAAACAACTGATTTACTATCAACTACAAGTAATGCAGGTGTTGCTAACTTTACAATTATTGGCAACAATATTGATGCTATTAATAACCAAGCAATTTATTTAGATGCTGGCGAACATATACAACTGAGTAATTTAGAAACAGAACAGTTTTATATTAGCGACAATTACATACTTACTAAAGACACAAATACTGACATTGATTTTAAATTTAATGGCACAGGTAAATTAGATATTAAATCTAATTTAGAAGTCTTTGGCGATATACATGCACAGGGTAATGTTACACTTGACGGCAATATTACATTTGGTGATGCAGATACAGATAGTATAGATTTTAACGCAGATACTGCTGATGATATTATTCCTGATGTAACAGATAATTACATACTAGGTTCTACAGGATATAATTGGAACACCCTACATACAGAACTAGTTAACGGACAGTTAATTACTACAGGATTAGTTAATGTAGGAAATGTATTTCTTGATTCGAGACAAGGAAACATATTTTATGTTGCCAAAGGCGGCAACGATACATACACTGGCGACCATCCACAAGCACCGTTACTAACCCTTAAAGAAGCACTTGATCGTTGTGATGCAAGTACAACAGGTCCTGTAACTGTGTTTATATATCCAGGTGAATACGAAGAAATATGTCCGTTAGAAGTTCCTGCCAATGTTAGTATTATGGGTAACGATTTAAGAAACGTTATTATTAAACCAACAGCAGGTACTAATGATAAAGATATTTTCTTACTAAATGATAGCTCTACAATTACAGAAATTACTGTAAAAGACTTTTACTACAATAGCACTAATAATACAGGACATGCATTTAGATTTGCTCCTGATGCTGTAATTACAAATAGAAGTCCCTACATAAAAGACGTATCAGTAATTACAAAAGGTAGCGTAACAAGTGCAAGTGATCCAAGAGGATTTGCACAAGGTGATGCAGGTAAAGGCGCACTAGTAGATGGTGCTGATCTAAATAGTGCTAGTATTGAAGGCAGTATGCTATTTCATAGTGCAACATTTATAACACCAAATGCAGATGCACTAACAATGACAAACGGTGTTAGAGTAGAATGGCTAAACTCATTTACATACTTTGCAAAAAGAGGTATGTATGCTGTTAGAGGATCTACAGGAAGAACAGCATATGGAACTACAAACTATGGTGCAGAATTACGTTCTATAGGATCAGCAAACGTATATGGTACTAAAGGTGCTGAAGCAGATGGTGCTGATACATTAATGTATCTTATACAGCACAATATGGCATATATTGGTGCAGGCAAGTTTGTTGATAACGATCCTAGTAGGCTAATACAAGCAAATGAAATTACTGAATTAAACTCAGGTAAAATTCATTTTGTTACAACTGACCAAGGCGGTTCTTTTAGAATCGGCGACAACTTCTTTGTTGACTTTGAAACAGGTAATACAACAATTAACATTGATGATTTGTCAGTCAATCAATTTAATGCGTTAAGAATTAATACAGGTACAAACACAACAGTAATTGACGGTGCTTTTATAGATACCGGAAATTTAAGAATACAAAATAATATTATTCAAACTGATGTAGGTGATTTAATAATTGAATCAGCAGGTAAAATAAATCTTAATGATAATACAAATGTTACAGGTGATGTTGATATTATAGGTAATTTTAGTTATGGCGGTGCGTTAAATGTTAAAGGTAACGAACTAAGTGACGCACTAGTATTCAATGCAGAACTACAACAGAACTTCAATCCACATCAGAACTTAACTTTTAGTTTAGGATCATTTAATAACAAATGGCTTATAGCACACTTATCAAGAATGGAAGTTGGCGACATAAGCATCTATGATAATGTTATTGAAACAAATGTATCAGACGCAGACTTAGAGTTACGTGCTAACGGCACAGGCAAAATTCTTGCTCCAAACAATAATGTAGATGTTACAAATAATTTAAATGTTAATGGCCTTGCTACACTTGCTAATACAAATATTACAGGAACTGTAACACATGTAGGAACAACAAATCAAACTGGTAATACTAATATATCAGAAGATTTAAACGTAACAAGTACACTTGATGTAGACGGTAACGTCCAGCTTGAAGAAATATTAATTGATAGTAACTTTATTACTACAACTACAAGTAATGCAGATTTAGAATTACGTGCCGCTGGAACAGGTATTGTTAATTTACAAGATAACGTTAATGTAACAGACAACGTTAGTGCTGATAATATACAAACTACAAGTGCAACATTTACAGCAAACGTTACTAGTGATAATGCTAATATTGGAAATATTGAAATAAATGATAACAATATTAGTGCAACATCAACAGATTCTAATTTAATATTAAATGCTAACGATGAAGTTAGGGTTCTTGGAACTGATACGGTATTTGAACAAGACCTTACAGTATCAGGACTTAGTGTAATACCCAATACTAATATTACTGGAACTTTAACTCATACAGGTAATAGAGTAACTTCTCCAGGCAGTGATCTTACACTAAACGGCGAACTTACAGTTGATAATGTTTATATCGAAGATAACTTTATTACCACTACTACAGGTAATTTATTATTAGAAGCAACAGGAGATATTGTTGCTGATACAAATAATGTTTCTATCACTAACGATCTAACAGTTAGTGGAGTAACAACACTAGACGATACTACAATTAATTCAACCCTAACACATGTAGGTGATAATGTACAAACAGGAAATTTGGCTATTGGTGGCCGTTTGGATATCGACAGTATCAATATTGACACTAATGTTATTACTACTTCCGCAGTAGATACTGACCTTGATTTAAGATCAACAAACAGAATATATGTACCAAACGCAGACGTAGAAGTAACTAATAATACCACTGTTAGTGGTGTCACAGACCTGCGTACAACGTCTCTAAGCGGTAGTTTAACACACGTTGGTACTAGAACAATAACTAACGAAGAAACACGCTTAAAGGGCTTTATATACGAACGAAATGTAAATCACTGGAGGAATTTTGGTGCTATTGACGGAAATAGTTCTGCTGTATATGACGGTGTAACATATAATGCAGGAAGCAATGTTCCTGAGATTAATATTGGCGGAGCCACATATGTTCAAGGTACTCTAGTCGATGTTGACGGGCCTAATTTTTATTTTACAATTCGAAAAGTAGGTGATACTGAAGTTGTAAATATTCCTTCACAATATACACAGGTTGGTAATTTAGATGTTACCGGACAAGTTGACTTCCAAGGAGATGTACAACTTACCGATGTTAATATTAGTGACAATGTTATTACAACAACTATAGGTAATAATGATTTAGATTTACGTGCTTCAGGCACAGGTGAAGTTCTTATTGACGGCACCAATATGCGAGTTACACAAGACTTATTTGCCGCTAGTATAGCAACTAATGATATTTCAATTAACCAATCATTAGTACTTGATGAGCTTGTTATAACTGATAGTAATATTGAAATTAATGAAAACTATATTAGTACTAAAGTATCTAATAGTGATTTACAATTACTTGCTACAGGCGATGTTACAGTAGCATCAAATGATGTTATACTTTCACAGAACTTAACAGTTAACGGTACAACTACTCTTGCTAATACAAATATTACAGGTACACTTACACATGTTGGCGATAGAATACTCACAGGGGATTACAATCTTACTGGTAATTTAAATATCAGTTCTCTTGCTACAGATAGAGCTTTCCAATTTGATGATGTTAAAATAGAAGGTAATGTATTACAAACTACTTTATCTAATAGTAATTTAGATTTACGAGCCGCAGGTACAGGTGAAATATTATTTAATGAAGACTTGCATATTAATAAAAATTTAGATATAGGATCATTCAATGTTGATGCTGTTGCAGTAGACGATAATGTTTCATTAGAAGTTATTGAATTAAGTACAGATGTACAATTCTTTGATAATGTTATTACAACTACTAATTCAAATAGTGATTTAGAATTACGCACAAATGGTACAGGTAGTGTATACCTTCAAGAACTAGATATCTTAGGCAACAACATATCAACTTCTGATTCAGCAATTACTATTGCACCAACAGAAAATTTAAACATTACATCTACTACTGCTTTACTAATACCAAGAGGAACATCAGCTCAACGTGTACAAGATACAGGAAGCATATTAGATGGCGGATCAGCATTTAACAATGCATCTATACTAAGTGGTGGTAGTGCATCAACAGTATTTGATTCTGAATCAATAATATATAATTCAGGTGCATCAATACTAGCAGATCAAGGAACTCCAGGAGCAATACGTTTTAACACTGACGATAATGTGTTTGAAGGAACTACGCAAAATACAGTAACATTTAATGGCGTTTATTCATCTGATAGATTAACTAGTGTACTTGCACATCCTACAAATGATACTATATTGTTTACTACAAATAGTGTAAGTGCTGGTGTTATAGATAGCACAGGAATTACACTAAACGGCTTACAAGTAGACGATGTGTTTATTAATGATTCAACAATTACTACAAACGTTTCTAATAGTGATTTAGAATTAACACGTAACGGAAACGGAGAAGTAGTACTAAACAATATATCAATTATTGGAAATACTATTAAAAACAATACTAACAAAGGTGTTGTTAATATAGTAAATTCAGGATTTGGTTATACTAAATTTACTGGTACTGGCGGTGTAGTTATTCCGTTTGGTGGCACAGCAACACAGCCTGATCCAGCAACAAATCCAATACCAGTAGGTGACACAAGATACAACACTGATACTCAAATACTTGAAACTTGGGACGGCAACACGTACCTTACTTCGATGGGTCCTAACCCACCAATTACTCCAGCAGAGTTTAACGACTTGCTGTTGGAATACACTATTATCTTTGGGTAACAACACCCTTTTATCTTAAACGTATAAATACTATTAATGCAAAGCAAGACCATTGTGGACCAACATATCTACAAGCTGAGCAGGACTAACTGTGGTTATCCGGCAAAGAGCGTGAGCTGAAAATTAGGGTAGAGGGACAGGATCCCCGTATTGAGGAGAAAAGATGAGCGCCATCGGTCGTATTAGCGGTCCGCTCTTAAAGTCGAATTTATTGCGTAACGGCATAGATTTAGCATTTGAGACGGATTTATTATATCTTGATGTAAACAATCAACGCATCGGTATCAAAAACGCAACACCTCAATACGAGCTAGACATCACAGGTACAACACGTACAACAGATATAAGAGTTACAAATAGAGCAGACATTGGTGATATCAATGTACTAGGTAATACTATTTGGAGCGACAACCAATACCTATACTTAGGTACAGTAGACAACATTGTTTACAACAACAAATTACGTGTAGATGATATTGACGTTGAAGGTAACGTTATTAGCACAAACACATCAAATTCAAACTTAGAATTACGTCCAAACGGAACAGGCGAAGTACATGTTTATTCAAACATGGAAGTGGACGGAAATATACATGCTACTGGAAATATTACAGCTGATGGTAATATTGTACTAGGTGATGCAGACACTGATAGTATTACTTTCAATGCAGATGTAGCATCAGATATTATACCAGATTTAGATAATACTTATAACTTAGGTTACAAAGGTACAGAGTATACACAAAATGCAGGTAACTTTGCATTAGGTGATGCTACAATTACTGTTAGTAGTGGTACTGGAACACTTAACGTACCTGCAAGTGGTACTGCTTGGGCAGATGACGTTGTTAACACTACAGCAAACATTGCTGATAGTTTATTATTAGCATTACAGTCTACATCAGGAACACTACACAAAATTACAACAACTAGTGTTTGGACAGGAACAAATCCAAGACAAGCATCAATATCAGCACCTAGCATTTTAGACGGAACTTACAACGTAGTTCAAGTTAACCTTGGTGCAAAACGTTGGGCTGATGTTTGGGTAGATAACATTGTAACTAACGGTATTAATACCGGAACTATTATTGTTGACGGAGTTGACCTAACACTACGCCAAGGTAACATTTTTTATGTTGCAGAAAATGGCGATGATACACATACAGGAACTCATCAACAAGATCCTTTTGCAAGTATCAGTAAAGCACTTAGTGTTGCAAGTTCAGGAGATACAATTCATGTATATCCTGGTATATACACAGAAACATTTCCACTAACTGTTCCAGTAGGAGTTACAGTTAAAGGACAAGGTATACGTGGCGTAACTATACAGCCAACAACAGCAACACGTTACAATGATGCATTTTTGCTCAATGGCGAAACGACTATTGAAGATTTAACAGTTAGTGATTTTTATAGTGGCGGAGCATTCCACGACACAACAGCGGCAAGCGCAGGATCTGCAACTTTAAATGTTGGAACTGCACCATTTGCACACACATATGTAAGTGGCGGAACAATTACATTTGGTGGCACTGATTATGCAATTACAAATGCTGTTTATACTCACGGAACTGGCGAATTAGTAATTACACACGCAGGACCAGATGCCGGCGTAGGAACAAATACATTTATTAAAGATATTGTGTTTAGTTGCAATGGCGGTAATAGAACATTCCCAGACAACGGATATGCATTCCGTTTTGCTACAGACTTTGAAGTAACTAGTCGTTCACCATACATTAAAAATGTATCAGTAATTACAAAAGGTAGTGTAACAAGTGCAAGTGATCCAAGAGGCTTTGATGCAGGAGATGCAGGTAAAGGTGTATATGTAGATGGTGCATACGCAACTATAAATTCTAAAGAAGCGGCAATGTTATTTCATAGTGCAACATTTATTACTCCAGGAGTTGATGCACTTACAGCAACAAACGGTGCTAGAATAGAATGGTTAAACTCATTTACATATTTTGCAAATAGATCAGCATACGCATTTGATAGTAACGATGGTCTAAAAGGCGAAGGTAAAACACGTATTAGATTAAGTGGTATCTCCGGCACATTTGCTGGCGGCGAAACAATTACATTTACATCTACAGATAATTCAACAGTAGTTACTAAAGTAATTAACAGTGTTGAAAACAGCGACACACTTGTTATTAATGGAAAAGACACAGGCTTATTAGGATTTGACTTTACTCCGTTAAGTATATCATCAAGTGGCGGAGCAAGTGCTACTGCTATTGAAAGTTTAGATCTAAGAGACTTTGGTGCTGAAATACGCATGATTGGTAGTGCTAGTGTTTACGGTAATAATGGCTTAGTAGGTGACGGACCAGGTGTATTAGTTTACGCTATTGGACACAACCTTGCATATATTGGTAATGGTAAAGCAGTTACTAATGATCCATCAACTGTAATACAATCACAAGAAGTTATTGAATCTAACGATGCACAAATACGTTATAACTCAGTTGACCATAAAGGTGACTTTAGAGTTGGTGATTTATTTTATGTAAACCAAGAAACAGGTAGTGCTTCATTTAGTGTTAGTGATTTTGTAATTAACACAACTAACGGAGTTACATTTAACACAGGTAGCGACACTACTTTTGTTGATGGTTCAAAAATTGAAACTGGTGATTGGCGTATAAGTGGCAACACAATACAAACACTAACACAAGATGCAAACTTTAATGCCGCTAGTGGTACAATTAAATTAAATGATAATGTAGATATTACAGGTAACCTTGATGTAACAGGTAATGTTACAATTGGCGGTAATATTACAATTGGTGACGAAGCAACAGATACAATAGAAATTGTTGCAGGAATTGATAGTGATATTATTCCTAAACTTAATGGTGTATATAGCTTAGGTGAAGCAACTAAACAATGGAGTAACATTTGGGTCAATCAAGTTAATATTGATAGTATAAAAATACGTGATAACTTTATTGAAACTACAGAGTCAAATGCAGATTTAGAAATAAGAGCAAACGGCACTGGCAACATCTATATACCAAACAATAATGTACAAATTGATAATGCTCTTACAGTTGCAGGACTTGCAACACTTGCTAATACAAATATTACAGGTACAGTAACGCATGTAGGTACTACTAACCAAACTGGTACTACTAATGTTACAGGTAATGTTACTGTAACACAAAACTTAGATGTAGGTGCCGCGGCACAGTTTGAAGAAATATTAATTGATGATAACTTTATTACTACAACTACAGGAAATACAGATTTAGAATTTCGCACAAGCGGAACAGGTAATATTATTGTTCCAGATAATAATGTTAACATAACAAATGATTTAACAGTTGCAGGCGATATTAGTGCAAGTAACTTAACTGCTAGTGCAAATATAACAAGTGCAACAGCAAACATTGGCGATGTACAAATTAGCGGAACAACTGTAGAAGCAACGGCTTCAAATGCAGATTTAGAATTACGTGCTAACGGAACTGGAGATGTAACTGTTCCTACTAGTAATGTTGTGCTTGGCCAAGCACTTCAAGTTTTGGGTACTACTGACTTACAAAATGTAAACTTAGGTGGTGTTCTTACACATTTTGGTAATACTGTACAAACAGGTAACTTTACCCTTACTAATGGAGAGTTTACAAACGGCGATATTAAAATTGACGGTAATACAATTGAAACAACTGCTTCGAGTTCAAACTTAGAACTACGTGCAAATGGTAGTGGTATTATTAGTATACCAACTAACAATGTTGCAATTACATTAAATTTAGATGTTGACGGTGATACAGATTTACAAGCAACAAATATTACAGGTACACTTACGCACTTAGGCGATACTAACCAAACAGGAAATTATACTGTAACTGGTCAAGCAGATATTGATAGTGTACAAATTGATAGTAACTTTATTACTACTAATGTTTCTAATACAGATTTAGAATTACGTGCTAATGGCACAGGTAAAGTATTAATACCAAATAACAATGTACAGATTGATAACAATCTTACAGTAAGCGGCGACACAGATTTACAAGCAACAAATGTTACAGGTGCAATAACTCATGTAGGTAATACTACACAAACAGGTAATACTGATCTAGCAGGTAACTTTGATATTACTGGCACTGTTACTGTATCAAGTGTAGCACAGTTTGAAAATGTAAACATTACAAACAACGTTGTAACTACTACAGAATCAAACAGTGATTTAGAATTACGTGCGGCAGGAACAGGCGAAGTAATTGTTCCACAGAATGATGTACACATAACAAATGATTTAATTGTAGACGGAACTATTACAGTAGGTGATATTAATAGTGCAGGTACTATTACAGCAAATCAATTTAGTACAGGCGACATATTAATTGATGATAATTTCATTACTACAACAGCAAGTAATTCAGACTTAGAATTACGAGCAAGTGGTACAGGTGAAGTTGTAGTTCCTAGCAATGATGTTTTACTTTCACAAAACTTAACAGTTGACGGATTAGCAACATTAAAAAATACAAATATTACAGGTACAGTAACACATACAGGTACTACTAACCAAACTGGTGATTTAAACTTAACAGGTGCATTAGATGTTGACGGCGATATTACTATTGCTGGAGCAGTACAATTTGAAAATATACAAATTGCAGGCAATGTAGTTGAAACAACACATACAAACAGTGATTTAGAGTTACGTGCTAATGGCACAGGCAAAGTTATTATTCCAACTAATGATGTTGAAGTTATTGGTAACTTAACAGTTGATGGAACACTAACAGTTGGCGATATTGTTAGTACAGGACAAATACAAGCAAACACATTTTATACAGGTGATATACGTGTAGACGATAACTTTATTACAACAACTACAAGTAATTCAGACTTAGAATTACGAGCAAGTGGTACAGGAAGTATTGTAATTGATACGCTTAGTATTAACGATAGCACAATATCAACTACAGGCGATCTTACTTTAGCACCAAGTACAGAACAAGTTATTATAGATGCAACAGGATCTGTAAAACTACCAAGCGGTACAACAGCACAACGTCCAACAGGCGTAGCAGGACAGATTAGATTTAACAGTCAATTATCACGCTTTGAAGGATATGACGGAACTAACTGGATTGTATTACACGGTGTAGAAGATTTAGACGGTGATACTAAAGTAACTGCTGAACAAACAACAGGTGCAAATGACAACACTATTAGGTTTGATGTAGCAGGTAACACTATAGTTGATATAACAAATATTAGAATGTCAGCACCAAAAGTAACCGTTGATGACATCACTATTGACGGTAATGTGATAAGTACTACTACAACTAACACAGATATGATTCTGGGTGCAAATGGCACAGGTAGCGTTAAGATAGATAATATTGCTTTTAGTGATAATACTATTACTAACACTTCGTCAAATGCTGTAACGCTGTTATCAAATACTGATAATGGCTATTTTAAGTTTGGTACAACTTATGGTATGGTTTTACCAGGCGGAACGGCAGCTGAGAGACCACCTGTAGCATATACCGAACAAGGTATGATGCGTTATAACTCAGCTGACGGTCGTGTTGAAATATGGGATGGATCAAACTGGGTATCTGTAGCAGGTGCGCAGTCAGGTGTAACAAGAGCTGAAGCAGAAGACATAGCACTCGAAATTGTATTGAGTTTAGGATAAGAAAAAATGGCAACATTATTTAAGAATAAAGTAGTAAAAGAAATAGGTACGTTACCGGTTGACATATATGAAACTGATGCAAGTACACGAGCAACCGTTATTGGTTTAAGTATTACAAATTTAACAACATCATTTGTTTATGTTGATGTTATTATATTTGATGATACAAGTGTTGCAGGTTTCTATTTAAAGGATACAGTGTTGCCAGCTAATACAGCACTAAGAGTTGTTAACCAAGGTGAAAAACTTATATTAGCGGCTAATAACAAATTACAAGTTCGAGCTAGTGTCGCAGACAGTGTTGACGTAGTATTGAGCTTTGTGGAGATTGTGTAATGACATATTATGTAGGTAATAACCCACAAGACGTTTTAGACGGGTTTATTAAAAGATATTTTTACGGTATGCGTAGGAATGAAGATGGTGAATTATTTTTAATTCGTATTGACCAGCTTCAAGGACAAGAAAATGTTGCAGTAATTAACGACATTGGTGTATCAGCAAATAACTTTTTAGACTTTGAAGAAGGTATTGATTATTTAGATGGAGTAGACGCAGAGCATAATATTGTTTATGCAAACTTGCGATATCCACAGATTAGATGGGACGGACGTTCATTAGTCTATTATATTGATCCCACAGACGGACAATTTATAATGAGAATATCAGAAGGATATGACTACCCTGAGAATATTTCAGGACCAGGGTATTAAGGAGCAACTAAATGGCAGAGTTTAAGTTAGATAGATTTAAGTATGTTTGGAAAGGTGATTGGACCCCAACTACTGACTATCGAAGAGACGACATTGTAAGAGTCGGCGGTAAAAGTTATGTGTGTATTGTTACACATACTTCAAGCGGAACGTTCCTTACAGACTTAGAAGCAACATTACCAGGATCAAGTCCACCACAACCATATCCACAATGGACGGTGATGACAAGTGGTAAATCTTTTGCTGGCACTTGGACACAAGGCGTTGCATATAACTTAGGTGACATAGTACTTTATAACGGCTCTTTATATAAATGTAATGATTCACACAACAGCGGAAACTTTGCTTCAGAATATCCTTTTTGGGATCTGTTTGCATACGCACAAGAATTTTTAAAAGATTGGACAACAGCAACAACATATGCACCTGGCGGCATTGTAAAATATAACGGTATAGTTTATATTTGTCATATACCACATACATCAAGTTCATTACTAGAAAATAATATTAATGACTGGTTAGAATTTGGTAACGGTATTGAATACAAAAGCACATGGACTGCTGGCGTTGACTACAGAAAAAATGACTTAATACGCTACGGTGCTAACATATTCCGTTGTACAACTAGTCATACAAGTGCAGGTTTAGCATTTGATCAAACTAAATTTCAAATTGAATTTCCAGGTACACAAGCAAACTTAGCTGTTTGGCAAGATACTGAATTTTACCAAGAAGGTGACGTTGTACGTTACGGTGGATTTATTTACTTTGCAATAGCAAATAGTATTGATGTTGATCCTAGTAGAAGTCAAGAAGATAGTACAGTAGCATGGATTGTACTTGCTAAAAACTCAAGTTTTGCAGGTGAGTTTGTTTCAGGCACAGCATATAAAACAGGTGAACTAGTTTTACGTGGTGGTTATTTGTACAGAGCATTAACTGATGTTAACGTTGTTGATGGTACAGATAGTACTGTAGATTATTTAGATAATAGTATTTGGGAAAAAGTTGCTGAAGGTAACAAGTGGTCAGAAGTATGGAAGGAAAACACTAACTACGCAGTTGGTGAAGTTGTTTACTATAAAGGTAGTGCGTATGTTTGTACATTTGAACATGATGCTACACAAAGAGACAATCCAGAAAACGGTAGCGGATATAGTTATTGGGATCTACTTATTCAAGCAGGTCGTCCAGCAGGTATGGATACCAAAGGTGACTTACTTACATACAACACATTAGATGACGGCAGTTCACAAGGCGATATTGGACTACCAATTGGACAAGAACAACAAGCTCTATCAGTTGCTGACGATTATGAAGCATTTTGGAGAGACTTTGCTAATGATGCAGAAGCAGTGTATGTTGCACCAAAAGGATTTGACTTACCTGGTTACGGCAAAGACTGGAAACAACCTTTTGCAACTATTAGACATGCTTGTGAATATATCGAAGATACATTTCCAGCACTAACTCCTGCAAAAATATTTATTGCGGCAGGCAGATATGAAGAAGTTGGACCAATAGCAGTTCCAGCAGGTTGTGTTGTTATGGGAGATGAATTACGTGCAACAAACATAATTGCAACTCCTGCAATTCCAGAATACGAAGACAACTATCAATATGTAAAAGAAACAGATACTTATATTAGTGGATTTATTTTAGATCTTATACAAAATCAATTCTTAACACCTACAAGCGGAAATAGTGAACCACAAGTATTAGTAGGACCAGTATCAGATCAACCTACAGCACAAAGAATTTTAGAATTAATTGCTGAATATGAACAGTTTATTGAATTCCGTTTACCTACAGAATCAGGAGATGTTGATCCTGCTCAAACAACTGTAGCAAACGATTTAACAACTAACTCAGCATTTAAAGCGGCATCAGAACAGTTGATGGCTAACAGAGAATTTATTGGTAACGAAGTGTATGCAAGACTAACACTAAACTTTCCAAGCGTTACATTTACTAAGAAATATGTTTTAGCAGATGTAAGAGCAATGATTAGAGGTGTTGCACAAGACTTATTATACGAAGGCAATCATAGAACATTATATGCGGCAAGACGTTATACAAATAGTGCATTAGGCGGACAGTTTGATGACTTGTTTTATATGAGAGATACTACAGGACTAAGAAACTGTACAACTGAAGGTCTTACTGGAACACTAAATCCTCCAGGCGTGTTTGACTTATATCAACGTCCAACAGGTGGCGCACTTGTATCATTAGATCCAGGTTGGGGACCAGCAGACGAACGTGTTTGGATTAAAAATAGATCACCATACATGCAAGGTGTAACAAACTTTGGCTTTGCTTGTGCAGGTATGAAAGTTGACGGAAACTTACATAATGGCGGCAACAAGTCAATGGTTGCAAACGACTTTACACAAGTATTAAGCGACGGTGTTGGAGCATGGATTACTAATAATGCTAGAGCAGAACTTGTGTCAGTGTTTACATATTATTGTTCAGTTGGTTACTTGTCAGAAAATGGCGGCATTATACGTGCAACAAATGGTAACAACTCATATGGTAGATTTGGTAGTATTGCATCAGGTGGAGACACAACAGAAGTTCCACAATCAACTACATTAATGAATAGAAATAACGAAGCACAAGTTGATAAAGTATTTGCAGGTTTATCAGATGATAGAATCTTAGCATTTGAATTTAGTCACACTGGTGAGAAATATACTAGTGCAACTTCAACAGTAACAGGTGCTGGATCAAGTGTTAGTACAGAATTTAGAGATTATAGAGCCGGTGCTTTATTCCAAGCAAGACTAGTTAATACTCAAGGATCAGGAAGCGAAGGCGGTAGTAATTATCTAGTAAGACAGGGTTACGCACAGGAAACACCAAATGCCGCAAGTACACTAAAATTATCAACTACAGATGCAACACAGTTTTATAATGAAATTGAAGGCATGAGAGTTGTAGTTTTATCAGGACTAGGTGCAGGACAGTATGCATATATTACTGCATATAATAGTGCAACTAGAGAAGCTACTTTGACAAAAGATTCAGATGGTACATTAGGTTGGGATCATATTATTCCAGGAACTCCTTTAGTAGCATCATTTGACGCAACTACATATTATAGAATAGAACCAAGAGTAGTTGCAAGTGATCCAGGTTGGCTATCAGAAAATAAAACTATTGAACGTTTAGATTACGTTAGTGCAGACTTTGGCGGAACAAGTCAGTTATATCCAAGTTTAGATGGTCAAGTAGGAACAGGCGAAACTTTTGGATTAGATCCAATTGCAAGTAATTGGCGTGTACAACGTTCAGGTAACATTTATACACTAACACTAGTAACTGGCGGTGCTGGTTATGCAGTTAACGATACAATTACACTAAGTGGTACAGACTTAGGAGGCGCAAGTCCTGCTAATGATATTTCAATTAGAGTAGCATCAGTTACAGACGATAGTTCAAATAGTGTTGCAACATTTACATATTCAGGTGAACCAGTAGGCGGATTATTTGTTGCTATTGATGATAAATCACAGGCGGCATACAGTGCAGATGGCAACACTTGGGTACAAGTTAATTTAAGTTTTGACGCTGGAACTGATGAATACATAAAAATATTAGCAGAAGAAAATAAATTCTTAGCATTTGCTACAGGAATGAATACTTACAGTTATTCAGAAACAGCAACAAGTTGGACTACTAGAGCATTGCCAATAACTAGAAATTGGACTGATGCGGCTTTTGGTAGCGGTACGTTTGTATTAGTTGCTTCAGGAACAGCAGATGCACTTTATAGTACAGATGGACTAACATTTTCACAATCAGTATTACCACAAACAGATGACTGGGCGGCAGTACAATACGGTCAAGGAACATTTGTTGCAGTAACAAGTGGAGCAACACAAGACGTTGCTACATCACCAGATGGTATTACATGGACACTGAGAAACGCAGTATTACCAGCAGGAAGTAAAACTTGGACTAATGTATTATTTGGTAAAAATAGATTTGTTGCTATAGCAACTGATGGAACAACAGCATATTCATTAGACAAGGGTGTAACTTGGACAGCAGGTGGTAGTTGTAACGAAAGTGGAGCCTTTGTTGTTAAAAACGGCATATATTCGCAAGGTGTGTTTATGGCAGTTGGTTGGGCAACTACAGTTGGATCTGGCTTTACACTAGAAGGTTATGAAAATGCATTAGTATCAGAAGACGGTATTACATGGACACCACAATCATTAAATTTAAGTTATAAGTGGGCGGCGATTGCTGAAGCACCATTAGACGGAACTCCAAAGTTCATGGTAATTGCACAAGATGCAGACGGTGGCTTACAACATGTAACAACAGGATGTAAAGCTCTTGTTAGAGCAAGTGTTAACCAAGGTAAATTCCAAGACTTATTGATATGGGATCCAGGCAGTGGTTATAATGATGCAAATCCTTTAACATTAACTGTTACAGATACGCAATTTGTATCAGAAGTTGAATTTGAAAATAGAATTGGTACAGGAGTGTTATCACAACCAGACTTTATTAATAGAGGTGGCGGTTATCGTATAACAAGTACAAACGTAACTATTGCAGGTGATGGTTATGCAGATATTGTACCAGAAGCGGCATTTATGACACTAGCAGGAGTTGCAACAATTCCTGGACCAGGTGTGCAAATTAAATTTGAAGGCTTATTAGAAGAAGCTACAGATGACCCAAATGATTTAAAATTATTCTCAGGTATTGAAATTACAGATTTAGGTGATGACGGTAGTGGCGCAGGAACAAGACTAGTTGCTTTTAAAGTTTCTCCAAGATTAAGAAACGAATATAATTTAGCACACGGTACAGTTGTAACACTACGTGAACGTTATAGTCAGTGTAGAATTAGTGGACACGACTTCCTAGACATTGGTACAGGTAACTTTGTAAACACAAACTATCCTGACATATATGCAGGCGGAGCGTACTACACAGCGGCACCAGAAAATGAAGTATTAGAGCAAACAGGCGGAAGAGTATTTTATGTAAGTACTGACCAAGATGGTAACTTTAGAACAGGTGAATTATTCAGTGTACAACAGGCAACAGGTATTGTTACTATTAGTGCTGAATTCTTTGACTTAGACGGTCTGTCAGAACTAGCACTTGGTGGTGTTAGATTAGGTGGTTCAGGTACAGTTGTTAATGAATTTAGTACAGACCCAACTTTTGCGGCAGACTCCAATCAGGTTATTCCAACACAAAGAGCTATTGCTTCATTCTTAGCAGACAGACTAAGTGTTGGTGGTGAGAACTTAGAGACAAACGCAATACAGGCAGGACAAGTAAGAGTTGGTACAGTTGATAACGTTATAGAACATGCATCAGACGGCGCTATTGACATACCAATTGATGTTTCAATTGATGGAACATATACATCGACAGATGAGTTTGGTGTAGAGACAACAGAACAAGTTGCAATAAGTGGTACAATATACACTATGCAACAATTAATGAAAGGCCATGACGACTCTGTTCAATAAAATGCGCAGATATCATAGATGGATAAATACAGTAACTTGGAGTTAAGAACAAATGGCAGAGTTTAAATTAGGTAGAATTAGATTCGTTTGGAAAGGTACATGGAGTACTGGCAGAACGTATTATCAAGACGATGTCGTCACAGTAGGCGGCAGAATGTACATATGTACGATTGGACATGAAAGTGACGCAGACTTTTATAACGATTTCGATATAGTACCCCCAAAATGGAATCTTGTTTCAGATGGACAAGCATGGAAGGGTAACTGGTCCCCAAATACAGCATACATTTACAATGATATTGTAAAATATGGCTCAGGACTTTATATTGCAAATACCAATCATACTTCTGCAAATACAACGGGCACAGGCTCTTTTGCAGTAACAATAGAAACAAATGCTTCTGCTCCAGGCAATAATGTTTTTGTTGTCGATGGTGTACAATATCCAAACTTACAACTTACTGCTGGTTACACTTATACTTTTGTACAAGATGATGAATCAAATGATACTCATCCGTTTTTATTCAGTGAAACAAAACACGGTACACACAACGGTGGAACTACATACGAAACAGGCGTTACTTACTACCTAGACGGCGCTGTAGTTGCTGATAAAGCAACTTATGTTGGAGGCTTTGATGCGGCAACAACACGTAAAATAGTAATTGCAGTTACAGGCGCAACTCCAGATCCTTTATACTACTATTGTCATAACCATAACAACATGGCAATTGATGCAGAAATTGATATTCAACTTGTTGGATTAGAAAATGACGAATCAAAATGGGATACCTTTACAAACGGTATTACTTGGAAAGGTGATTGGCAAACAGGCTTTGGTTATAAAGTAAATGACATTGTTAAATATGGCGGAAGTTCATATGTGTGTAATACAGCACATACTTCAGGATCATTATCCAATGGCTTAGAAGTAGACCAAGCAAAATGGGATTATCTAAACCAAGGTATTGAATATAAGTCACAGTGGATTACTGGAACACGTTATAAAGTAAATGACGTAGTACGTTACGGTGCTAGTTTGTGGATTGCAACAGCACAGCATACAGGTTCAGCATCATTTGGTACTGACAGTGCTAATTGGGAAAAATTTGTAGAAGGCTTCCAGTACGAAGGCGAATGGGATGCCTATAAAGATTATCAACCAGGTGATATTGTACAATATGGTGGTTACCAGTATATTGCAAAAACAGATCACATTGGAGAGTTTCCTTCAACAAGTACAGTAAACTGGGACTTGTTTAGTGAAGGATTTAAATTCCAAGACGAATGGGGTGCTGATAGTACAGCACAAGAATATAGAGTAGGTGACGTTGTACGTTACGGTGGTTTTACATATCTATGTATTTTAGACCACACTAACCAAGAACCACCAAATGCTACTTACTGGAAAAAGTTTACTTCAGGATTAAACTGGAGAGCAGTATGGGCAGACGATGTAGAATACAAAGTTGGTGATGTTGCACGTTACGGTGATAACTCATACATATGTATTAACGGACATTTATCAGATGGTGATGGCGCAGGCAGTGCAGGCTTTGCTATTAACTCAAGACCAGACCAAGACACTGGTGGCGTATATTGGCAAGTTATTGCTGTTGGTACAGAACAATCTGTGCTTACTACAAAAGGTGACTTAGTTTACTATAGTGGATCTGCTCCAACAAGATTACCAATTGGTGAAGATGGTCAAATTTTAACTGTTAACTCCGAAGGACTTCCTAACTGGGAATTCATAGGCGAAACAGATGATGTTTATTATGTTGCAGGTCACGGTAAAGATAGCCCAGCACCAATATATGGTAAAACAATTGATAGACCTTTTAAAACTATTAGATATGCGGCACATCAAATTGAACGTGGTGCAAAGAATCCTAATGCGGCAAAACTACTTGAACTAAACAGAAGATTTATTCAAAGAGAAATTGTTGAATTTACAGACAATCAAATTACAAATAACGTTGCTCCATTTACAAGCAGTTTTGCATACGTTGCAGAAAAATGTGAAAGAGATATGGGTCTTATTGTAGACGCAGTTATTTGGGATATCAAACATGGCGGTAACGAACTTACATGGGACGCAATGTACGAGTATGTTAAAAATGCAACTAATTTTTACACACTAGGACAAGAAGCAGAAACAGTAGCAAGTATTAACTACGGTGTAACTGTAATGACTGCTGTTTTAAATCAAACAGCACCAGCAGTAAATTATCAAACATTAAATGGTGATAACTCAACAGCGATTGTAGCACAACATACAGATGCAAGTTTATCTGCTGAAACTGTAATTGACCATATTACAGCAAATGTTAAAATGATAACAGATGCAATTACAGCATCTAACCCAAATCAAGTGTTGCCTAAGAAAATTGTTCCAACAACATTAATTAAAGTTTCTACAGGATACTACTACGAAGTACTTCCAATTATTGTACCAGCTGAATGTTGTATTATGGGAGACGAATTACGTGCAACAAACGTACAGCCTCGCAAAGCAACAAATGCTACACTAACACCAAAACAAGATATACCATTTAGTTTTGAAGGACTTTCTCGTGTAGAAGAAGTTGTTGCAGATATTGTTGAAGGTGTTGCAGTTTCCAAAACAACAGCAAATGCATTAACACAAGACCAAACATGGCCTTATGCAGAAACTGATGTAGTTGGTCCGCAAGTACAAAAATTAGCACGTACTATACGTAGACAAATTGATAGTTCAACAGGTACTAAAGTTGAAGCAATTTATACACCTATATACGAAATGACTGATCCAAATTTTGGACGTTCAAGAGATTTATTCTTACAAAACAAAGCATTTATACAAGCAGAAATAATTGCTTACATTGAAGAAAACTATCCAGGACTAAGTTACAGTAAAACAAAATGTAAAAATGATGTTGGCTTAATTATGGACAATGTTGCGTATGACTTAACATACGGCGGTAACTGGATGAGTGTTGAAGCAGGTAAAGCATACTTCAACGGTAATACAAATACATTACAAATTAACAGTACTGAAAAAACAGCAACGTTAGCGGCATACGCACAACTTAAATCATTACTACAAACAGTTGGACGTAACATTGTAGTTAACCCAACTAGTCAAACACCAGATGATGCGGCAGACGTATCAACTGTTGCAGTTCCTCAAATTGCAGGTACAGGTGGTAGTGTTGCAGTTTCAACAGAAATAGGTAACTTACTAGACGATGTAATTTACACAATTGATAACGGATATGACAATGCTCCGGCAATTACATATCCAACAATTCCAGCAACATCGGATGCACAGTTAGTACAAACTCAAACTACTACTGACTTACTAGGAATACAAACTGGGACTATTGACTTTATTAGTAAGAACTTTGGTTCATTCAAATATAATAGTGCAACTTGTCGCAGAGACTTAACAAATATTATTACAGATGTTGCATATGATGTAGCATTAGGTACAAACTATAACGGTGTGTTTAGTGGTATTGCTTATCAGCGTCCAACTAACTCATATAACTTAACATCACAGCGTATTGAAACAATTGGTGCATTACGTTTTGCAAGAGATGAGCTAAAAGCAGACATTACTGATGCAACAGCAGAAGCAAGAATGGTTGCGGCATTTAATGAAATAGTTGATATTATTGATAACGGACTAGCGGCGGCAGATGCAAATGTATATCCAACACCAAGTTCATTACCAACAACAAATGCTGATGATGCGTTTGCAGACTTAAATGCAAACATTGCATTTATAAAAGCAGAAATTAATGCTTGGATTGATGATCAAGTTTTATTAAACACAACTACAACACCAGATCCAAACAGTATTTGGTTTAACTTTACATATGATGCAACTAAGTGTGCAAGAGATGTAGGCTATATTATTGAAGCAATGAAGTATGATATACTTTATGGCGGTACAATGGGAGCATCAAGAATTGCTGAATCCTACTTTGGAATTTACGGCGATACTTATCCTGCAGGCCAAACAGCACAAACTGCGGCGGCATATGATAGACTTGCTACAGTATTAGATCAAATTGCAAGAGAAGCATCAGTAACTAAATCTTCAGGTAACGCATTGAACCAAACACAATTAGGTTCAGCGGCAACTTCAACTGAAGGTAATGCATTACTTGCAAACATGCAAATTATTGAAGATGTATTAACAGCAGGAAATGCTAACGGCATGCCAGCAGTAGTATATCCAGACTTAGCATCATTAGGTGTATCAGCTACATTGCAAACTGAAAAAGGCGCAATGGATACTGCTAGAGCACAAACAATACTAGATGTTATCCAATATATTTCAGATACTTACAATGACTTTAATTACAATCATGCTAAGTGTTCAAGAGATGTTGGATTAATTATAACTGCTTTTGTATACGACTATGCATTGAATACTAACTATGCTAGTATGTTTGCGGCGCAGTCATACTTAAGAGCACCAAGTAAGAATGTTGTTAACGATCAAAAAACTGCAAGTATTGCGGCATTTGAATTTGCAAGAACTAAAGTATTAGAATCAGTAGTTACAGCAGGTGGCTTTGCTCCAGCAGTACAAGCAGTAAACAATACTTGGGAATGGATTGATGATACAATCTTTAATGCTACAGCAGAAGGTGGTAAATCTAACAGCGATCAAGAAGTATGGAACGCAGTAAGACACTTAGAACTTAATAAAGAATTTATTGTAGAAGAAGTTGTTGCACACGTTGATGATTGGTTCAAGATAGCAGTTTCCAAAACTGATCAAGCATCAAGCGTATTAACAGTAGCAGACACAAGTTGGTTAAAAGCAAATCAAAAAGTGCTTGCACAAAACATGGATGACTCTGCAGACGCAGTAACAGACGCAAACCTTGCAGTAAGTACAACTTACTATGTTAAAGATATTTTAAGCGATACAACACTTACATTATCTGCAACACCAGGTGGTTCAGCTGTTGCATTATACGACACTGATTCAATTGTAGTACAATTAGATGAAGGTAAATTACGCAACGATATGTCTGATATAGTTGAAGGCATTGCATTTGATGCAGTTCTTAATACTAACTACAACCAAGTAGCATTAGGCTTAGATTTTGTAACAGGCGACAATGCATCAATAACTGCACTAGGTAAAACACAAATTGCGGCAGGTATATCATATGCTAAAGGACTAGTTGCAGGAATAAAAGAGTTTAGAACAAATGCAACTTACTTGTCAAGATCAAATGCAGGATTTGACGAAGTTACTGATATTGTAAACAACGGTGCAGGCAATGCAAACGCATTGACTTTCACAGGCACAAACAATGCAGTTGACCAAGTAGCAAACAATGAAGCATTTATAGCAACAGAAGTATTAGAATGGATTAACCAAAACTATAATTCAATTTACACAGCAATGGACACTACACAGTTTACAACTGAAATAGGGTACATAGTTGATGCTTTAAGATATGACTTATTAAATGGTGGTAACAGTGCAACACATAGACTTGCTACAAGATACTTTACAAGTACAGAGTTTAAAGCTAACCTTGGTAATAATGCTACTGCAAGTGGACTTGCATTTAACTACTTACAATCGTTTATTGATAACATTGTATTAGATAATACAGCAGGTTGGTCAAAATTAAGCGGCGGAACACAAGATACATCTGCTTCAGCTGGTACAGCAACTCAAGCAACAACAGCACAAGCATTAGTAGGAATAATAGAATCAGTTGCAGGCGGTAACGCGGCAGGTGTTAAAAATTATCCAACAATGACACTAGCAAGTGCTACATCAGTAAGTAATGTTATAGCACATGCTTCTAAAATTGGAGTTAAAGCAGTACGTAGTGTAAGTAATACTTACAGAGCATCGTTTGAATTAAAAGCAGATTATGCTTACAATAAAACATTATGTAAACGTGATGTACGTGAATACATTGAAGCAATGAAATGGGATATGACTAACACTCAAGAGTGGGCAAGAACATATACTGACAACATTAGCTTTAATAGACCGGGTGCTTATAAATCAAGACTAGCGGCACGTTACTATGTTAATAATGTAATAGGATCACAAGAAGAAGATTTCTACTACTTACGTAACGGTACAGGTTTAAGATTACAAACAATGGAAGGCCTACAAGGCGACCTAAGTCCAGAAAATGCTTACGGAACAAGACGTCCAACAGCAGGTGCATATGCATCATTAGATCCAGGCTATGGTCCAGACGATGTAAGAGTTTGGATTAGTGCAAGATCACCGTACATACAAAACTGTACAACATTTGGATTTGGTGCAATAGGACAAAAAATTGACGGTGCCCTACACAACGGTGGTAACGACTCAATGGTATCAAATGACTTTACACAAGTTATTAGTGATGGTATTGGTGCATGGATTACAAACAACGGTAGAGCAGAACTTGTGTCAGTGTTTACATACTATTCACATGTAGGTTATCTTGCAGAGAACGGCGGACGTATACGTGCAACAAATGGTAACAACTCTTACGGTGCATTTGGATCAGTAGCAGAAGGTACTGACCCAGAAGAAATAGCAGTAACAGGTATCATTGATAATAAATTCCAGTATAACGCTACTGTAGCAACTGTTAATACAGATGCAGATCAGTTACTAGCATTAGAATACTCACATGCTGGTAATGACTATACTGAAGCAAAACTAGACTTCTTTGGACCAGGTTCAAACGAAGAAACAGTATCAGATGAATTTAGAGACGGTGCAGTTTATCAAGTTGGTATTGGTAATACAGTAAATGTTACAGACGGTGGTAAAGGTTACTTAGTTGTTACTAATACTGCACAAGCAGGTAGTACTACAAGTCTTACAATATCAGCAACAGACGGTAACATTAGTTCAGCATACATTGGTATGAGAGTACAAATTGTTGGCGGTGCTGGTGCAGGTTTATTTGGTATAATTGACACATACAATGCAGGTTCTAAAGTAGCAACTGTTGAAAGAGAAAGCGACGGAGTTGCAGGTTGGGATCATGTACTTCCAGGATTTACTTGGGAAGAACCTAACTCAACTTCAACATATTTGATTGAACCAGCAGTTTCGTTTACTGCTCCAACTAACACTTCAGGTGATAGTACGCTACCAACATCAACAACTTGGTATGCAAACGAGTTTATTGAAACAGCGGCTCAATATACAGGAGTTGCTTCTGAAACTGAATCAGACGGTAATGGTGCAACATTTGATGTTACACGTAACGGTAGCAAATACTATGTTACAGTTAATGCCGCAGGTACAGGTTATGTTAGAAACGCAACTGTAACAATTAAAGGTTCTAACTTAGGTGGCGTAGATACAACACACGATATAACAATAACATTAACATCACTTAATGCTAATGGTGCAGTTGTAGACTTTGACTTTATTGGTCAAGGACGCAAAGGATTCTTCCTTGGCGCAGGCGCAGGTAGTAACGGTGCAATTAGTTATGATGGTATTACATGGCAGTCACAAAATATTACAGCACCAGGTGCAGGTAATTGGTCAGACATTGCTCAAGGTTTACTTGATGATGGATCAACTACATTCCACCCAAGCTCAATAATTATTGTTGGCGACGGAACTAACGACATAGCACGTTCCGGAGACGGCGATACTTGGACAGCTGGTACTTTACCAGGTGCAATGAGTAGTGCAGGTGAAAAGAGTGTTGCATTTGGTAACGTTGACGTTGCAGTTAATAGATACGTTGTTATTTCAGATGATGACAGAGATGTTGCTTATTCAGAAGATGCAGGTCAAAACTGGACATTAACATCAAGTGCATTATCAGCAGTAGGCTTTGATAGTATTACATACGGAGCAGGATTATATGTTGCTGTACGTTCAGGAACAACAAGCATAAGTTACTCAACAAATGGTGTTGTTTGGACTGATGTTACTGCACCAGGAACAATATCAGGACCAGTAGTTTGGGGTAACGGACGTTTTGTTGTAACAGGCGGAACAGTTGGTGTAATGTACAGTTTAGATGGTATTACATGGGCAGATCCAGCATACCCAGGCGGTGCAAACGTAAGTACACTTGCTGGAACAGAACGTAACTTAGCATATGGACACGGTGTGTTTATTTTAACATCAGATGATACAGACGGAGTTCTTTATTCAGAAGATGCAATAGTTTGGACACTACAATCATTAGGATCTGCTGTAACAGGTGGATTTAATGCAGTTGCATTTGGTAACCCTGAGAAGATGGGAGTGTTTAGTATACTTCCTAATGCTACAGGTACAAGTGCAAAATACGCTAAGATTGGTGCTAGAACAAAAGCAAGAGCAGGTTTAGCAAATGAACAAATATTTGAGTTTAGAATTTATGAACCAGGTTCAGGCTACACAAGCGCACCAACTATTACTGTAACAGATCCAAATAACATTGAAGATGTTACACCAGTAGTAAGATTAGGAACAGGAGTACTTGGACAACCAACATTTATTAATAGAGGTAGTGGCTTTACAACTGCAACTGCATCAATTGATGCATTAAACAGTAACGGTAATGCAGACTTCTTACAAAGTGGATCGTATATTGCTGTAAGAAGACTTACTGCAAGACCAGTTAACGGATCTAATGTTGAGTTTGCAGGACTTCCAGGACAATTCTTTAAGTTGGTTAGTACAGTATCGTTTATTGGTAGTAATGATGGATCGTATACAACGTTCTTACAAGTTTCACCAGCAATAACTACAGCAAATATTCCATCAGATGGAGATGCTGTAAATATGCGTATCAGATTTAGTCAAGTACGTCTAACAGGACATGACTTCCTAGATATTGGTACAGGTAACTTTGCAGATACTAACTATCCAGGTGTACCAGTTAACGTACCTAACCAGGATAGAGAAACACAAGATGCTAATGGTGGTAGAGTGTTCTACACAGCAACTGACCAAGACGGTAACTTTAGAGTTGGTGACTTGTTTAGTGTTGAACAGGCAACTGGTGTTGCAACATTGAACGCTGAAGCGTTTAACATTGCAGGTCTACAAGAACTATCATTGGGTGAAGTTACACTAGGTGGTAACTCAGCAAGTATTACTGAATTTAGTACAGATCCATTCTTTACTGCAAACAGTGATACGATTGTTCCAACACAGCGAGCGATTAAGGCATACATTGAATCACAAATTGGTGGTGGTGGTGCTACGCTAGTTGTTAACAGTGTTACAGCAGGTGATATATTCATAGGCGGAACACAAATTACAACAGTGTCAGGTAGCCCAATAACAATTAAAGCGAACATTGTGTTCAGTGGTACAGTGCTAGGATATCCTCTAGCATGGAATTATTACCAGAGATAACAGTAACGGATAAATATTAGTAAGATAAAATGTTGAAATATCTAGCATATAACAGGAGATTAAGATAATGGCAAACGGAGTACTAGGATCAGCGGATTTAGCCGCGACAACGTATACTAACATATACGATGTACCCGATGGAAACTTTTCTGTAGTGTCGGTTAGCATTTGTAATAAAAATGCAACATCGATTACAGTAAGGCTTGCATTGGCAAAACCAGGGCAGTCACTACCACAGGCAGATGACTATATAGAATACGAAACAGAGATATTACCAAATGGTGTACTTGAAAGAACAGGTGTTGTTCTTGAAGCAGACCGTAAAGTATTTGCTCGTTCGTCAGCAACGCAGACAACTGTAGTAGTTTACGGTATAGAAACAGCAACAGTATAAGGAAATAGATTATGGCTAGAAGAATTTCAACAGGAAAACTAGGAAGACCAATACTAGGAAACATTAGTGTTGAAGATAGCACTTTTGGTTCAGTGATAGCCAATGCAGATGTTGTTTTAGAACCTAACGGTACAGGTATTGCTCGTTCTACAAAAGACTTTAGAGTAGATAGTGCAAACTCTTTACGTTTAGGAGACAGTGATAACACTAACTACGTTGCTTTTAAATCTCCAGCGGCAGTAGCTAGTAATGTTACATGGACGTTGCCAGGCGCAGACGGAACAGCAAACTATCTATTAGCAACAGACGGGTCAGGAACATTAAGTTGGGCTTCACCGTCATTAGCACTAGCAAGTGATACAGCAAGTGGTAACATTAATGTTGTACTTACAGCTGATGCAGGATCAAGTTTTTCAAACGCAAAACGTTCATCAAGAATACAGTTTGCACCCAACTCAGGTAATTTAACAATTACTGGTGAGCTAGGTGGAGCAACTGGTAACTTTAGTGGAACAGTCACAGCAGGCGGATTTGCAACTACAGGTGGTGCAAGTTTTGGTAGTGATTTAACAATTACAGGAACATTAACAGCAGGTACAGTTGCGTCAACAGGCGACATTACAGCGGCTGGCGATATTACTTCTAACTCAGATATTAGATTGAAATCTAATATTATTGGTATCAAAGATGCTTTAGCAAAAGTATTAAAATTAAATGGTAAACAATATACAATGAATGGCAAGGACAATCAAATTGGTTTGCTTGCACAAGAAGTTGAAGAAGTATTACCACAAATGGTTCATACAGCAAACGATGATATGGGTACTAAAGCAATTAACTACCAAAACATGGTAGCACTACTAGTTGAAGCTGTAAAAGAATTACAGCAGGAAATAAAAGGTTTAAAGGGGACAGCATAAATGGCTTTCTTTGTAGGAGCAACTGAAGTAGTTCCAGTACCACCCGGAAATGATTCCACTCGCGGAGGAGAATTAATGTCCGATGGCGATGGAACAGCATTCTGGGGATATATGGGTGCGGCAAGCGGCGATCCGGCAGCAGTTGACACAGGTCAATGGCGATATAGATCTATATATACACATGGATACTTAGCGGCTGGCTACAAAGGTTCCAATCCTTGGAGAAGTGTTAATAAAACTTGGCACAATACAGATACAACATTATACTGCGGCGAGCAGTTAGCAAGTACACAAGCATATACAAACGGTGTATGGAGTGATCATCATGCATATGTAATGACTGGTGGTGGCTTTAGTGGTACTAGTTCAGCAATATCAAGTTATAGTTTAGCAAATGGTTCGATTAGAATGTTTACATCAGATGGATTTTCATCTAGTGGTGTTAGCTACGGCTATGTAGGAAATGATCCAAAGAATGAAGGACTAGGTTATGGTACATCAGGATATGGTAACCACGTAGGTGGTATGAGAATGCACGTTAACCGTTATGACTTTCCTGCGGCAAATGACATTAAAGGTCAAAGTGGTTGGATTAACGGCGGCGGCAGTGCAGATACATCACGTATGCACTTTCCAACAGAAGTTATGTACAGTGGATGGAATTCAGGTACAGATGGATACGGCTGTGGCGGGCATGGAGAAAACAGAGGATACTTTGCTTGGACATCTACTTATAGATACGTAACATGGGCAAACTCAACATGGTCAGGAACAGGATCATGGGGTGGATATAGTAAAGACAGACATTGTAAAATACAATCAACAAAATGGGGACACCATTATATTGGTACAGGTAACAATGTTACAGCTGGTAAAGCAAGATTTAGTGATGCAACTGGTTCAACTGTAGCAAACTTTAACAAAGTAAGAAGTTACGGAGAAGATAATTCAGAAGACGGTCAAGATCATGGATATATTATGGGACACTTTGACGGTCAACAAAATAACCACACTATTAAACAAACACACTCAAGTGATTCAGAAGTAACTATGGGCGCAGGGTGTATGCCTAAAGGACATTATGGACAAAGTTCCGGAGCATGTTCAACAGGTGCGGCAAGTATTTTAGGGGGTGTAGGCTAATGGCATTTAAAGTAGGAAATACAGAATTAGAATTTTTACCACAAGGTAGTGATAGTTCACGTGGTGCAAAACTTATTTCAAATGGATCAGATGGTTCGTTTTGGGGATATATGGGCTATACAGGCGCAGGCTCTGTACAAGGCGGCGGAGCATGGAGATATAGATCTATATACACACATGGTTATTTGGCCGCAGGGTACAAAGGTTCTAACCCATGGCGTTCAGTAAACAAAACATGGCATGCTACAGATAGTACTTTGTACTGTGGAGAACAAATTTCAGGACCTCAATCATACTGTGACGGTTTTTATTCAGACTATAATGGTTATATTCAAGCAGGTCCTACAGGTAGAGCATTTAACGCTGGTGGCGATTGGATGGCAAGTTACGGATTAGCAAACGGTACTATACGTATGTTTACAGCAGATGGTTTTTCATCAGCTGGACTGAGTTACGGTTATCAGGGTAACGATCCAAAGAATGAAGGCTTAACATACGGTAGTGGTGGTTTTACAAATCACGTAGGTGGTATGAGATTAAGTACATCAATAGTTGATGCGGCAGGAACACAAGACATTAAAGGTCAAGGTGGTTGGATGAATGGTGGTGGTACTAGTACAACACACCGTATGCATTTTCCAACAGAGGTTATGTATACTGGATGGGATAGTGGTAACTCAGGAAGAGGTACAGCGGCCGCAGGCGAAAGTCGTGGTTATTTCCAATGGTCCGGCACTAACTACAAATATGTAACTTGGAGTAACAGCACTTGGACATCTAACTGGCCACAAGGCGGCGGCTGGGGTAAAGATAACCACTGTAAAATACAATCAACAAAATGGGGTCATCATTACATCGGTACAGGAAATAATGTTACATCAGGTAAAGCACGTTTCAGCGATGCTACTGGTGCTACGTTAGCAAACTTTAGTAAAGTTAGATCCTATGGCGAAGACAATCCAATGGACGGACAAGATTGGGGTTACATCATGGGACACTATGATGGACAGCAAAACAATCATACTATTAAACAAACACACTCAAGTGATTCAGAAGTAACACTTGGAGCGAATGCAATGCCTAAAGGACACTATGGACAGAGTTCCGGAGCGTGTTCAACAGCGGCGGCAACGGTTATCGGAGGAGGAATGTAATGGCGTTTTTCTTAGGAGCAAATGAAGTAAAACCGGTACCACCGACTAGTACAGCAGATACAGGTGCAAAACTTATTTCAGACGGTAGCACAGGTGCAGGTTGGGGATATATGGGAGGCGGCTTCACACAGTTAGATAATAACCAGTGGAGATATAGATCTATATATACACACGGATACTTAGCAGGTGGTTATAAAGGTTCAACTCCGTGGCGCTCAGTAAATAAAATTTGGCACAATACAGATACTACTGTTTATTGTGGAGAACAACTTTCTAACTTTTGTGCATATACAAATGGCTTTTGGAGCGATTATCATGCATATATTTGTTCAACTAACGGTTACAATAATGCACACGATCAAATTTGTTCATACAGTTTAACAAACGGATCAATTAGAATGTTTACATCAGATGGTTTTTCATCATCTGGAATTGGTTATGGTTACGTAGGTAATGATCCTAAAAACCAAGGACTAGGTTATGGTACAGCAGGTTTTGGTAACCACGTAGGTGGTATGAAAATGAATGTAAACAGAGTTGATGCACTTGCATGTGAAGATATCAAAGGCCAAAGTGGTTGGATATCAGGCGGTGGTGATACAAGTACTAACCGTATGCACTTCCCAACAGAAGTTATGTATACTGGTTGGGATTCAGGAATGTCCGGGCGTGGAGATGCAGTTAGTGGTGAAAATCGCGGTTACTTTAATGGTAACGGTAACCAGTATAAGTACGTTACTTGGGCAACAACAACATGGACAAACGGTTGGGACCAGGGTGGCAACTATGGTAAGACAAGTTATCAAACTAAGAACTTAGGTTCTAAATGGGGACATCTTTACGCATTTACAGGTAACAATGTTACATCAGGTATTGCAAGATTTAGTGACGCAACCGGCGCCACATTAGCAAACTTCAGTAAGGTTAGATCTTATGGAGAAGAAAACTCCATGGAAGGTCAGGACTGGGGATACGTAATGGGTCATTACGATGGCCAACAAAACAATCATACAGTAAAACAATCATATAGCAGTGATAGTCAGACTACAATGGGAGCGGCGGCAATGCCTAAAGGGCATTACGGTCAAAGCTCAGGAGCATGTAGCACTGGAGCTGCCACAGTTATAGCGGGAGCAGGATTCTAAAATGAAATATATAATTACAAAGACAGAAGCGATGAGACCATATTTTGGTATGTCTGAAAACGATCCAAACATGTACTGCAAAGACATGTACACCTTATTTGATTTAAGTTGTGTAGAAATTGCAGAACCTTTATTTGATACAATATATCCAACTATACCAGCAGGTTACGAAGAAGTATCAGCAACTGAAGCTAAGTACGGAACGTTGTTTTTCTCAGAAGTAAGAGATACTGTTAAGATTTGGAATAACGAATATGGATGGGCAGAAACTGCTGATATTCCAGAAGAGCAAAAAGTTCCTTTTACACTTACTCCCGAGATTAAGGAAATGATACGTACATTTATGTACCGCTTTGCAAAAGAAATTATTGAAACAGAATACAATTATAGATTCCGCCACTTGCATAATACTACTGAATTAGAAAAAGCAAGTTGGGAAATACAAAAGCACGAAGCTCGTGAATGGTTAACTTACGCTGACGATCCTGCACACGTAACACCATTCCTTGATTATCTTGCTGTACAAAGATCAATAGATAAAACTACTCTTGCAAATAAAATTTTAGAAAAGTCTGAACAGTATCAAGATAACTTATCTACTATGCTAGTTGAATACCAATCACTAATTAAGCAGTTTAAAAACTCAGGAAGTATTTGGGATATAAACATATTATACGAAAAATACCTTGGTATTATGATGCCGGCGGCACAAGCTATGTCATTAGGACTTATGGATGTAGGCGGTGTACGTATATTTGAAGACCCAGATACTGGTGAAACAATGGTAGATCAAAACAATCCTAAATTTGGTAACAAGCTCAATTTCTAACTGTTAGAAATAGCATCTAAGTAAATAAGTATAGTCAAAAGACTAACTATTTCTTAGGAGAAAAAAATGAGTGAACAAGCAAATAATGCTGAGAAAAATAATGCCAATGCGCATATGGCATTAGAAACTAGAGTAAATCCATACGACGGATTTGAAGAATTTTTTAAGTTATCAGAACAAGACAGTAAAATACTGGACGGTGCATTAAACTTAAATAGTGGACAATCAGCGTATCAGTCAGAGCATTTTGTTGCTGACTCGCAACTTACCCCATATAGAAAATTAAAACAGTGTTTGTTAGAATTAGAAACAAGACACCACTCTTGGCATAATATTAACAACAGTTTAAAACGTAAACTAGTTGAAGTTAAAATTGCAAAAAGAGACTATGATGCATGTCAAGATGAATTACAAAAAGAACTAATTGCAGTTGACATTGAAGACATGGAACATGATGTTAAAGTATGGAACCGTAAAATTAGACAAGCGGCGGAAGAAGTACAAACATACTTAAACTTAACAAAGAAGATTGCTGGTGATGATAATGAATTATTAGACAAAGCAATGTCATACGATCATGAAGAAGAAAGAAAATATTGGGTAACACGTATGGCTAAACAAGCGGCTATGGATATGGTATCCTACGGACGCATTGGTTCAGGTAATATGGATTCAATTGCTATGATGCCAGAAGAAGATCAAATCGAAGCATTGGCAACAACTATACAGTACAATGAAAGATTACAAAATGGACTTGCACAAATTGCAGGTGCAGTTAATGAAGGCCTTTTAGAAAATAAAAATGCTATTCCAAACTATGACGTACCAAGTGTAACAGATAAGTTAATGGCAACACAAATCTTAAGCGGCAAATCTAAAGACAAGGAATCAAATGTTCAGCATACCCCTGAATCCAAAACTGGACCAGAAACAGTTTGAGGAATTCTATCAGTTTCTGATTGATTATAAAAGTTACATATACGATGTATACATAACTACTCGTATACCTCCTTTTGATCAGGATGCGATGGGAGATATTTTTGTAAATGACCCGAATGACTTGATTGAAAACTCACTCATTATTCAAGACAAGTTAGGCATTCCAGTGTCTGCTACATTTAATAATACTCTTGTGCGACCTGATCAAAAGAACTTAGATTTATGGATTGAAAACTTTAAAAGTCTATATCATCATAAAGGCATTAGGTCTGCTACTATCCCACATACACACTGGGTAATGACAGGGCAAATACAAAAAGAATTCCCTCAATTAATGATTAAAAATACTATATTACGTGAAGTAAACACTGCGGCTGATGTTGCAAAACAAGCAGAAGCAGGATTTCATTACATTAATATTGACAGAGATTTAGTACGTGATAGAGATACTTTAAAGAAAATAAAACAAGTTAAAGAAAAGTATAATGTTAAAATAGCAATACTAGGCAATGAAGGTTGTGTAGGTAGTTGTCCTGTAATGCCAGAACATTTTGAATTTAATAATTCAAGAACATCAACAGGACCACAATATTTTAATGATGCTATTAGTCGTATAAGTTGCCCTAAGTGGGATATTACAGAACCAGTAACAGCATTAAAAACAGCAAACATTCCGCCTTGGAGACAAGATTGGTATGAGATGTTATACTATGTTGATGTTATTAAGATGCACGGCAGAGAAAGTGTAGCACAGTTATTTTCTACAATGGATATTGTTAAGAAATATGCAAAAGGAGAAGAAATATTATTTTCTGATTTTGATGAATATATTTACGATAAAAATTTAGAAGGTAAGCCCATCCAAGCATGGAGAGAATTTATTAAGAATTGTAAGTTTGATTGTTGGGATTGCAATAAATGCGATAACTTATATGAAGCAAAAAATGGTAAGCCTCAACTAACAATTAAAAATATAATAGTGGAGTCAATATGTGGCGCATACACGGACTAACAAGTCACAAAGTACAAATGCTACTAAATCAGTTATGTCGTTGCGGGCAATCTTATTTAGAAGTAGGTTGCTATTTAGGTGCAACAGCGGCAGCCGCACTAGACGGTAATAAACTAAAAGCATACTTTGTAGATCATTGGGAAGAGCAAGTACAGCCCTTAAGAGATGATCTACCACCATTACCAGAAAATAGTAAAGAAGACTTTGTTAAAAATATCAAGTACTATAAAGGCGAAAACAAAATTAAAGTATTTGATTCAGATTTGTTTGATGTAGATCTTGACCAAATTGATCCGATTGATATTTTCTTTTATGACGGTCCTCATGGTCCGCAAATGACATTTAATGCTGTAAAGTACTATGCAACAGTACTAGCTGATCAAGCTATAGTAGTAATAGATGATGCTAATTTTGAAGGTAGTGTTAGTGGAGCAAAAGCCGCACTTAAAGAGCATGGTTTTAGCATATCATTTGAACGTCTTATACTTGAGGAAGAGCCCGAAAACGCCGAAGGTTGGTGGAACGGAGTTTTGATATTAGGTGTCTCTCGTCCTTCACTTTCTAAATAAATACAATATAAGTTTAGGAGATTACAGTGGCAGGATCAAGTTCAGCACCAATTGTTGATAGATTAAGAATCATACCAAGAGCAGACGACTTTCTTGATAGAAATGTTGGCTCTAGTGGAGAAGTATTCTTTTCAAGAGACACAAACACATTAAGAGTTTACAGTGGTAAAGACGTATCAGGCTTTGAAATGGCAAGAGCTGATTTAAACAATGTAGACTTAACTTCATTTTTACGAACATCTACTTTAGCAACTACAAGCGTATCAGCACTAAGTGATGTAAATTATGTATCTACACCTACAGTAGGACAAATACTATCTTGGGATGATACTTATCAAGCATTTATTCCAACAGACGCTGACTTGTCAGGTGGTAATTCATCTATTGACGTATCAGAAACTGCTCCAACAACACCGGCATCAGGTAACTTATGGTTAAACACTGCTACAGGTAAATTATACATTTATATCGATGATGGTACAAGTACACAGTGGATTGAACCAGCAACAACTGGCGGTGGCGGCAGTAGTAATGCTACTACACTTGCAGGACAATCAGCAAGTTATTATTTAGACTATAATAACATTACTAACACACCAACTATTCCAACTGATATTAATAGTTTAAGTAATGTAACAGCAACAGGTCCGTCAGATGGACAAATACTAAAATGGAGTACATCAAACAGTGCTTGGGAATTAGCAAGTGATCTTGTAGGTGGCGCAGGCGGCGTACAACTTTCAGACTTTAGTATTACTGCAAATGCAGTAGGAACAGCCGCACTATCATATGATAATACAACAGGTGTGTTTACATATACACCACCAGATTTAAGTTCTTATCTAACAAGTTATTCAGAGACATCAGGATTAAATGATGTTGTTTCTAGAGGGTCAACTACAGCACAAGCAGTAACTATTAATAATACATTAACAGTAGGAAATGTAGTTACAAACGGTTCGGGCACACCGGAAATAGTAAGTACAAGTACAATTACACTAGATGCTCCAGATGGAACTATAGTACAAAGCGGTCCATTTAGATTGCCAAGTTTTACTACAGCACAAAAGAATGCTCAGTCATCAGTTAATGGTGATATGGTATACGATAGTACACTTAACAAAGCACAAGTGTATGAAAACGGTGCGTGGGCTAACTTAGCATAATGGAAAAAGAATACGCAGTCATAGTTAGACGTGATCAAAATATTAGCGAAGTAGAAGCTGATATTATTGCTTCTACTGGAAGCGGTCCAATACCTAACAGAAGCGTGGAAGTTGCTAACCCTAGACTAGGGTCAACTCGTATAACACATTTTATGCTTACTGATGAAGAAGCAGATAATTTATCAACAGATCCAAGAATACTAGCAGTAGAAATACCACCTGATCAAAGAGACGATATTGAAATAGGTCTTAATTCTAGACAAGCAGGTAATTACTGGAGAGGAACATTTAACAATGCTAATGATCTTAATTGGGGACTTAGACGTTGTATAGATGCAACAAATCAATACGGTACAAGTACAACAATTTCAGGAGACTACCTTTATACGTTAACGGGCGCAGGAGTTGATATTGTAATACAAGATAGTGGCATACAACCAGGACACCCTGAATGGGAAGATGAAAACGGAGTTACTAGACTAGTACAACATGATTGGTACGGAGTAAGTGGAATAGCAGGAACACAAAATGCTAACCATTACAGAGATAGAGATGGACACGGTACACATTGTGCAGGTATTGCCGCAGGTAAAACATATGGTTGGGCAAAACATGCAACTATATATTCACAAAAATTAGCAGGACTAGAATTGATAGGTGCTACTGACGGCACTGGTATTCCAGTTGCAGATGCATTTGATAGTATTAGATTATGGCACAATAATAAAGTAAGTGGCAAACCAACTGTGGTAAACATGAGTTGGGGATATAGAAGTACTTCAAGTGTTGATCCTTCAAGTGGTACGTATAGAGGAACTCCATGGACATTTTCAACACAAACTGATGCACAATTATTTGCAGACTACGGTATAGTTACACCTAACGGAAATGGGGACAGAACATTCCCTGCACAAAATGCTTTTGCTGATGCAGAAGTTGAAGATATGATTGATGCTGGAATTCATGTTGTTATTGCCGCAGGTAATGATAGTTACAAAGCAGATGTTTCAACAGGTAATGATTGGAATAATTTTGTTTCTGTAAGTGGAGTATCAAGACTATATCATAGACCTAGTTCACCTTATTCTGACAGAGCATTTAATGTTGGCAACATTAGTTACGTTACTAATGGCGGCACTGATCAATCAGCAAATTCTAGTAAAAAAGGACCTGGTGTAAATATATGGGCACCTGGTACTGAAATAATGAGTTCATCAAGTAATGAAGCTGATTCTGGATATACAACTTATGATTATCCAGGTAATAGTAATTACAAAATCATGAAGATAAGCGGTACGTCAATGGCAGCACCTCAAATAGCAGGACTAGCGGCATTACACTTACAAGCAAACTCATTACAAACCCCAGAACAATTAGTTACATTAATGACTAGTGTTAGTAAAAGTGTTGTTTATGAAACAGCAAATAATGATACAGATTATGATAATACTAGAAGTATTTTAGGTTCACCAAATAGAATGATGTTTAGTAGATACGGCGTAGAACGTCCGTATAGAACAAATGGATCTATGACGTTTACTAATTCACTAGCAGTACTAAATGAAGACGGACCTCAATTAGAAACTAATGCTTGGTTAGATGACAATGGTACAAATGTATCAGTATCTAGTATTATTTCAGGAGTTGCTTTACAAGTTAATGCTGTACTTGCAACCAATCCATCAACACCATTTAATATACAAGGACGTTTAAGCGGTGCTACAACAACTGTATCTGCTATAAGTGCTAATACAGGAACTATATTAGAAATAGACGTCAACAATTCATTTGGATTTCAAGTAGGAGAAGGGCTGAACATTATTGCATAAATATTGTAACAGCAAGGATTAATATATGGCTTTAAATTTTCCAGACGCACCTAATGCAGACGATACTTATACCGAAGGTAGTGTAACCTGGGTATATGACGGCACTGTATGGAACATACAAGCAAGTTCTGCATCATCAGATCAAAACTTATTTGATACAATTAATGCAGATACAGGAACAGTAACAGCATCTAATACAACTGATGCATTAACAGTTGCTGGCGGTACAAATGTAACTACTGCTATTGTTGGAAAGACGCTTACTATTAATTCTAGCGCAGTAGGAGGATCGTCAGATGTTATTAAAACAGTTACTACTGATGACGGATCGTATACAGCAAGTGGAGAAGATACTTTAAAAATATTAGGTAGAACAAATATTTCTACAGAGCTTACTACAAATACAAATGAATTACATATTGATTTAGACTCACACAGTATTGACTTTTTAAGTGATGTTGATACAACAACTTCTGCGCCAGCAGTTGGGCAAGTGTTAAAGTGGGATGGTGTACAATGGGCACCAGGCTTTGACTCTACAACAGGCGGCGGTGGTACTGATGCAGATACTTTTGATGGATTTGACAGTACCTACTTTTTAAATTATAATAACTTAACCAATACACCAACTGTTGCTACACTATCAGACTTTAGTGTAGGCAATGAAAGAACACCAGACGGTGATGGTGCTATTGAATATAATAATACAACAGGTGTGTTTAGATATACACCACCAACACCGGGCGGTATTGGTGCATTAAGTGCAGAAGTAAATGATTTATCTGATGCAGTTACTTGGGCAGATGTACCAGATGCAAATATTACACAATCAAGTGTTACACAACACCAAGCCGCACTAAGCGTAACAGAATCACAAATTAGCGACTTAGGTAGTTATATTACAGACTACACAGTAGTTGCTAATGACTTAAATGCTATTAGCGTGGGCGCACTTAGCGATGTTGATCTTACTGGAGTTAGTAACGGAGAAGTGTTAGCATGGAACAATACTAACAGTAGATTTGAACCAGCATCTCCTGCAGGATCAGGCGGTATTGCACTAACAGATTTAAGTGTAACATCAAATACGCCAAGCGGCACAGGCACACTTACGTATGACAATGCTACTGGAGCATTTAGTTACACACCACCTGTTACAGGTGCAACTGAAATTGACGATTTAAGTGATGTTAGTATTGCTTGGGTTGGTAACTTACCATTAGATAATAAAGGACAGTTATTAAGTTGGACTGGTAGTACATTTATTAACTATACAGGTACTACTATTGATAAGATTACAGAAAACACATTAGTAGAATTTCAAGTTGGTAATGTAGGTACACAGTCTTACAATTTCTTTCCACATTATTCAGGACAAAATCCAACAATATATGTAATGTCAGGCACAACAGTTTCGTTTAAATTAGACGGAGCTCAAGGACATCCATTTGCTATTCAAGATCCTACAGGAACTACAATTACAGATGCTACACAAATTTTCCATGTACAAACTAATGGTAATAAAACTACTGGCTCATTAGCACAAGGTAGATCAGAAGGTGTATTGTATTGGAGAATACCTGAAAGTTATTCAGGTGGTTATAGATATCAGTGTACTGCTCACCCTGCTATGGTTGGATCAATTCAAATAAAAAGATTTAGTCAAATTTAAGTAGACTATTTAACTCACGTCTTAGATCAACAGTTTCTTTAATAAGCGAATTAATATTGCCTAGTTTAGCAAAGCCTCTACTAGACGAATGTACTGTATCTATACTTTCTATTTTATCTTTAAGGGTTGCAAGTAACTGTTCGCAATGTAGTTTTCCTTTTGGGTTAGTTACTTGTGTAATTGCTTGTTCCCAACGTAAAATATCATTTACGTAGTCGTTATGCTGTGCTAGTGTTCGCAAGTTCTTCTCCTGTTGGAGTTAAGTTATATGTGTCAGCATCATCGTCAATATCGCCGACTTCAGTAAAACTACCACTAGGACTTAAACATTCAATACTTGCAGGCATAAGTGCTGGTACATTAAATACTTGTCCTTCTTTTAGATTTGATTCAAATAGTTGTCCTGTTGCAGTATCAATATAATTTAGTCTAAAATTACCATCGTTAATAAACCAACTTTTATTTTTAACTTTATGAAAGTGCATACTAGTTTTATTAGGTTTGTTAAAGCCTACAATTTTACTATAATATGAATCTGTTTTAGCCCATATTGCTTCGTAACCGTAGGACGTTTGTTTTACATTCTCTGTCATTTATTCCTCTAGTAAATCTATAACTTGAAATACTGTTTCTAATTTAGAAAGGTTAGTTTTATTTTGCAGTGTATTTCGTAGTCCTTGATGTAATGTCTTTGGCCAACAACCAAAGTCAACCCACGCATATCCGCTGTGTTCATCGTTAAGAATAGGAATAAACTCTCCTTTACAGCACACAAGGTATGTATGAAAATTGAACTTTGCATCGTTAGATACAAAAGTTTCTAACGGAATAGTTTTTACAATAGGAGTTGTTTCAGATACTTCCTCAGCAATTTCTCTCTTTAGAGCTTCAAATGGTGTTTCACCATTTTCGTTACCGCCACCAACAAGTCCCCAAGTCCCAGCAGTTTTACCACCAGCTCTATGTAAAAATAAAAAACGTTTAGTGTCAAGAGCATAGAATAGTGCTCCACTACAAATTATCTTGTTCATACTAGTAATTAGCCGTCTAGGTTAATTGACCAGTCACCTTTGGCATATTCACCGTCTACACTTAGTAGCCATTGATCGCCGTCCCAGTAGTATTGTACACCTGTATTAAGATTTGTAGTATATAAAGTAGTAATTACTTCGTCGTTGTATATAAGTTTATCAGCACTTGCATCAAATACTATTTGCCATGCAGTGCCGTCCCATTCAATAATATCATTAGAGTTTGCAACAAAGTCTGTTCCGTTTGCATTTTTCCAAGCATCAGCACCATCTGTATTTGTTGTACTACCAATGCTACCTAATAATAACAGTCTTAGTCCTGCTACTTTAGCAGTAGTTGGGTCATAACGTAATGGATCAATAATGTAGTCTATACTTGAATATTGATTTGCATTACGTGCAGGGCCTTGTACAGTACTATTACTAGGTAATGTATCTCTATCAAAGTCAATTGTAAGTTTAGTTTCGTCTAATGGATTAATAGTAATACGTCCTGCAAGCATTCCGTTTATATCAGGCTTTCTAAAATATGCAATACTTAACCCTGCTCTGTAAGATCCTAATAATGCATCAAAATGGTCTCCCCATTTTATATTACTAGGCAATCCGTTTTTAAGAATTTGTGCTTGACCATTTAAAATTAATACTCTATGTTGTGTGTAATTTTTTACTACTTCTTTAGTATGTCTAGTTTTTTGTTTTCTAGGATTCATTATGCCGTCACCATCACTAGGTGCCGCACCTGTGTCAACAACATTAGTAGTGTTATCTAATGTATCTTGTACAACAGGTTCAGTCATTCCGCCCATACTAAACAAATTAGTACCTTGTAACATCTGTTCAAAATCAACATATCCGTCACCGTCAAAGATGCTTGTAACAATATTTGTAACAACGCCTAAACGTTTTACTTTTGCTGGAGGACTAATATAAATTGGAGTACTAAATGTCATTGATCCAACATCTATTTCGCTATCAACACCTGTTGGTATTGAACGACTACTAAAGTTAACACTATCAAGCATAATAGTTGTTAAACTAGTCCAGTCTAAATAGTTGTCAGTTGTTTGTATATCTAAACTTGGATTAAAGAGCATTAATATTTGCTCCATAATTTGTAATTTCATATCTGTGTTTGTTGACCATAGATCAACATTTACAGTTAGCCTGTATGGTGTTGGCATCAAACGTTCTACAGTATATTGTTTACCTGCTTCATCATTATAGGCGCCCGCACTATCTTTTCCACGTTCTCTAATATGTCTTTTGTTTACATAACTGGAATCACTAGTACGATCTCTATCTAGTTCTAGTCCTGTAATGTAAACAGCCATACGTGGCGCACTAGGTATTTTATTTTCTGAATTATCTCTTAATATTGAGCCTACTTGTCTAGTAAGATCTCCGTACAATACAGGTACTTGCTTTTCAGTGCCATCACCTGTTTGATAACTGAAGTTACTAAACAGACGCATCATCTGTACAAGATACTTTCTTATTTGTCCGTCATAAAAATGTTCAGCCATTAGTTATCTGCCTTAGGTTTTAATACTTGTGAAAGAGCTTGACGTTGTTGCGTTCTTTCATTGTAAAGTGTTATTGTATGCAGTCCTGCATTTTTAATAGCAGTAGCACTTGGTAAAGTTAATTTTACAAGTTGTGTACTGCCGTCTTGACTTGTATATGGCTTTAGTATTCCAGGATAGTTAGTAGCACTATTCATTGGATAGTCTACAACTGCATAACTAACTACATCGATGCCATCTCTATTGTCACTAGTGTGTTCTATTCTTATATATTTTGCTGACATATCAGCAATGTCTGTTAGCAACTCAGTTTGTCCAACAGTTAATTGCATAAAGTCTGTTGCTATAGGAGTATCGTATAGATAAGTGTCTACATCATTAATAAACGATCCTCTTAGTGTATCTTTAGTTCCATTATTCATTGGAGCTCTCTTAACATCATGTACTTTTATCCAACGATTTTTTTCGTATCTAAATAACCTTTGAGGTAAAAAGTCTGTTCGCATAAAATAGTCACCGTCTACAGAGTTAACTGGAAAACTTATACCGCTACCAAACTGACTTCCGTTAGGTGCAAATTCATCACCTATTAATAGTCCATCATAACCGTGTCCTCTAGGTGTTGCTTTGTCAGTTATTGTACTGCCGTCATCAGCAACTTGTTCTACTGCGGCTCTACCTGTATCTTCATCTACTGCAAGTGTATATAATGCTGTATCTGTATCATACCCGCTTTTAGGAGTATTAGTATTTGCTTCTGCAACTACAGCATTGTTAACATTCATTTCTGCTTCGAATGTTGATAATACATCACGTAGTGTACCATCTTCTGGATAGTCTTCACTTGCTGGTAAGTCAAGTATATCTTTGTACTCTTGACTGTCTACTATTTGTTTTAATTTAAGTCTATATAAGTGTGGATACCAAGTTGGTGAAAAGCCTTCTGCGGCTCTATTAATATCTTCAATAACATAAAAACGTTTTAGTGCAACACTAAAATCATTCATTGCAAATTCATCTTTTAAATGAGGAAGCTCTATAACATCGCCAGGCATAAGTTTACGCCCAACTGTTTGTACTGATGTATTAATATGTACTGTCATAAACAAAGTATCGTTGCTTAAGAACAAACCAAATTGGCTTAGATCAAAGTCAATGTCCTGTACATTGTAAATACCTCTGATAGTGTAGATATCTTTATCATACTTTCTATCTCTATTTTCTAAAAACAACATATCTTGGATCTGTGTATGATCCTTTTCTGTTGTTCCGTCATTCGTACCGATATACTTATGGACAAACAGGTCTGTTCCTCCGATATCGAACATTTCATTTATCTGGCGGTCTAAGAATTGAAAGTCTTTTCCGCGTTCTGGTTTATATAAACTTAACTTTGGCATATACATATTTATCGTAACGATAGTAACTACGATAAATACTATGACGGAGAAAACTAAATGGCAGTTAACCAAACACAAAAACAAGCAATATTTGACTATGTAAACGCCTTCCTGGGCGGTGGTATGGTTGATGTAGAACTGGATCCAATCCACTATGAAACTGCTTTATCCAAAGCACTTAGTAAATTTAGACAAAGGTCTGATAATTCAGTTGAAGAATCTTACTTGTTTATGCCTACTGTAGTTGATCAGAACGAATATGTATTACCAAATGAAGTAGTTGAAGTACGTAAACTGTTTCGCAGAAGCATTGGTTCAAGACCTGCTACATCTGCATCAGGAGGTCCTATATTTACTACGTCACATGTTGCCACAGTTTCAAAAAATCAAACATTTAGTACAAACTATAATTTAAATTCTATTGCAACTGTTGTTGTAAAAGTAAATGGACAAGCAACTACTGATTATGCAATTGACTACACAACTAGAACAATAACTTTTAATTCTGTACAAGCAGTTGGTAATGTTATTGGTATAGAATTATATGAATCAGGAGAAGCAGGTGGCGGATCATTATTTGAACCGTTTAACTTAGCATACACAAATGCATACCTATTATCAAGTTCAAACATGGGCGGACTAGCAACATACGATATGTTTAGTCAGTACCAAGAACTAGTAGGAAGAATGTTTGGATCATTTATTGAATTTAAATGGAATACTACAAGTAAAAAATTAACATTACTACAACGCCCAAGAGCTGAAGAAGAAATATTAATTTACGCATATAACCATAGACCAGATAGTGAACTACTTAATGACTATCTTGCCAATCAGTGGATCAAAGATTATACACTAGCAAGTTGCAAATACATGCTAGGTGAAGCACGTAGTAAGTTTGCTACAATCGCAGGACCACAAGGCGGCTCAGCACTTAACGGTGATGCTCTTAAACAAGAAGCCGCGGCTGAAATGGAAAAACTTGAAATGGATGTAATTAACCAAGTTGCTGGTGGCGTAGGTTACGGATTCACAATAGGCTAAAAACCACCTAAGTTAACGCTAACGATTTTGGTTCCTTGTAAATACAATATAACAAGGAGGTCCCACAATGTGCTCACCAGAAGTGCGTAAAGAAGCCAACCGTTTAAATTGGATTATCAAAGGTAAACTTATTGATAGATCCTGGAGCGACATAGAAGTCGAAAAAACTTACCATTCATATTTTAAAAGACTTTGGGGAAATAACGAAAGTTATATCCATGAAGACGGATTTGAAGAAGCATGGAAAATTCGTGAAGCTGAAATGCTGTCTGAAGAAATGGTAACTGTTGCCAATTTAGGCTACGATTAAGGTTGACATTAACTTTGTAATAGTATATACTGTAAAGTATATTCAATAAGGAGTTATGTGTGTTACCTAAACTATTAGTTGTTGGACACGGCCGACACGGTAAAGATACTGTATGTGAAATGTTAGAAGCATACGGATATACGTTCCAATCATCAAGCAAATTTTGTTCAGAACTTTTTATCTATAATGATTTGAAAGATCAATACGGATATGCTAATGAAGAAGAGTGCTATGCAGATAGGCACAATCATCGTACTGAGTGGTATGATATGATACACAACTATTGTAGCGATGACCTAGCACGTTTAGGACGTAACTTATTTGATCAGCATGATATCTATTGTGGACTACGTAACAAGCGTGAATTCTTTGCAATGCAAAATGAAGTAATATTTGACCATGCTATTTGGGTAGACAGAACAGATCATTTGCCCTTAGAAAGTTATAGCTCTATGAGTATTGAACAATGGATGTGCGACTACACTATTGACAATAATGGTACACTAGATAGACTAGAAAAAAATGTTAACGTGCTTATTAAAACAATATTTAAAAATCGGGGACTAAGTCTCCCTGCTTCCACACAACTCCCTCTTTTTGCAGAATTCTCTGACAGTTAGCACATATTGTTTTTAAGTTTTGTGGACGGCAGTTTTCTAAATTTCCGTCTATATGAAACACATTAAACTGTTCTGAGTGTTTAGATTTATAATTACACTTCTCGCAACTGCTCTTTTTCTCATAGCCTCTTTGCTTCCATTTAGGTATTCCATGACCTGCTCCATTACGTAAGCAACGCTCACACAATGACCTATAGTAAGTTCTACCATCTTTTTTATAGTTTATAGCCGCAGGACGTTGTCCGCATTTGCATAAAGGTCTCATACTGTATTTACCTCACCTTTTCGGTACCTTTTTTTATGGTATATTACAGGTGAATTATTCTTAAACTGCTAAATAACTATAACAAAGACTCATTCATTATTAATAGGAGAAATATAATGGCACTAACATCACCAGGAGTACAGGTTAGCGTAGTAGACGAAAGTTTTTACACACCCGCTGAACCAGGTACAGTACCAATGATATTCGTTGCCACCGCCGCAAATAAAACAAATGGCGCTGGTACCGGTATTGCTCCAGGATCACTGAAAGCAAACGCAGGTAAGCCTTACTTACTAACATCACAGCGTGACCTTACAGAGACATTTGGAGATCCAGTATTTTATACTGATACAAACAACAATCCAATTCATGCTGGAGAGCTTAATGAATATGGATTACAAGCGGCTTATTCATTATTAGGTGTAAGCAACAGAGCATTTGTTGTAAGAGCAGATGTTGACTTAGGCGCTTTACAAGCAACAGCAGATGCGCCAAGCGGTGCACCAGCAGATGGCGCACTTTGGACAGATACTGCATCAACAGCATTTGGTATATTTGAATGGAACGGTGCGGCAGCATCAACTACAGGCGGACAGAGCTTTGCAGTTAAAACTCCTATTATAATTACAGACGCAACAAAAACTAGCGGCTCAACTCCATATACACCAAAAGGTTCAATAGGCGCAATAGGCGACTATGCTATAACTGCTGGCTTATCAACAATTTACAGAGTATGGTACAAAAACACTTCAGGTAACTGGGTACAAGTTGGTTCAACAGCATGGACTGGAAGTACACCAAGTGCAACTGGAACAGTTGTTGTAACAGGCGGAACTACATTATTAGATTCTGATACTTTAGTACTTGACGTAGCTGGTTCTAACTATACACTAACAGCGGCGACCAGCGGTGGATCTGCTACTTCGTTAGATGATATAGTTTCAAACAGTAACACAGTACTTTCAGGTACAGGTGTTAGTGTAGCAAATCTTAACAATCAATTAGTAATTTACAATGATGGTTCAACAGACACAGAAATTACTCTTGCAGAAGGTGCTGGTAGCCCAGGACTAGCAGAGAAATTAGGCTTTACAGTTGGAAACTATTCTATTCCAGCATTAGCAATTGATCCACATACAAGTGTTCCACAATGGAAGTCAACAGGCTCAGGTCAAGTTGCTCGTCCAAGTGGAAGTGTATGGCTAAAAACTACAGAACCAAATAGTGGTGCAAGATGGAGAGTAAAATCTTACAATGCAGACACAGCACTTTGGGACTTAGTAGACGCACCAATACATGCTTCAAATCACAGTGCATTATATGCATTAGATAAAGCAGGCGGTGGCGCTAACTTAGCAAAAGACGCATTGTATGTACAATCTAACTTTACAGAAGCATCAAGCAAATTAGGTGATTTTGTATTATTTAAAAGAGCGGCGGCAGGTGCAACTACAATTAAAACTGCGGCAATAGCGGCTCAACTTTCAGCAACAGACTATACATTTAAAATAGCAGAGAGTGTTGTAGGTAGTGCGGCATTAGCAACAGCAATAGAAGTAGCATTTACTGCAACAGGTGCAAGTACTGACTCCGACGAAATGGCAGATGGTATTAACAGCGCAGGCTTTACTAACATTGTTGCTTCAGTAGACTCAGACAACAAAGTTGTAATTGAACACAAATTAGGTGGCGACTTTAGACTTGACAATGGTTCAGGTACAAGCCCACTTACATTAGTAGGTTTAACTAACGCGGCAACTAACGTATATGATGCTCCAACAGGCGATTCAACTAATGAACTAGTTGCTTCAAACTGGATGCCAGTAACATCAAGTGCTTCACAAGTGTACGTAGCATCAGCTAACGCACCAACAAGCACAACAGCAGATGGTACATTATGGTACAGTAGTGTTATTGACGAAGTTGACATGATGGTACACAATGGTACAACATGGGTTGGTTACAAATCATTATATGGTTCAAGTAACGGTACAACAGTATCAGCAACACAACCAAGTACTCCAGCAGATCAGGATCTTTGGGTTGACACATCAGACTTAGAAAACTATCCAACAATTTACCGTTGGAACAATGGTGCTCAAGAATGGCAGTTAGTTGACAAATCAGATCAAACTACTGAAGATGGTGTATTGTTTGCAGATGCACGTTATGGTACATCAGGCGGAACAACAACAGTTGCTCCAGCAGGTAGTATTGAAGACTTATTAACAAGTGACTACTTAGACCCAGATGCTCCAGATCCAGCACTTTACCCACGTGGTATGCTACTTTGGAACACACGTAGAAGCGGCTTTAACGTTAAGAAATTTGTACGTAACGCAATTGATGTTACTGCTGATAACGCAAGAGCAGGTGATGCAAGTATGGCAAGTTACTATCCACACAGATGGGTAACAGAGTCAGCTAACCAAGAAGATGGTTCAGGTAGCTTTGGACGTAAAGCACAGCGTAAAGTTGTTGTACAACAGTTACAAGCTACAATGAATAGCAATGATGATATTAGAGATGATGAATCAAGACTATTCAACTTACTAGCAACTCCAGGTTATCCAGAGTTAATTGGTGAAATGGTTTCACTAAACTTTGATAGAGGATTAAGTGCATTTATCGTAGGTGATTCACCAGCAAGATTAACATCAGACGCTACTTCATTAAATGAATGGGGTCAGAACGTTGCATTAGCAGTTGAAGATAACGATGACGGACTTGTAAGCAGAGATGAATACTTAGGTGTATTTTATCCATGGGGCTTTACAAGTGACAACGCAGGTAACAATGTAGTTGTTCCACCAAGTCACATGATGCTAAGAACTATTGCGCTAAGTGACCAAGTTAGCTATCCATGGTTTGCACCAGCAGGTACAAGACGTGGCGGCATTACAAATGCTACAGCAACAGGGTTTATTGATAACGAAGGCGAATTTAATTCAATAGCATTAAACGAAGGACAGCGCGATACACTTTATGCAGTAAGCGTTAACCCAATTACATTCATTAACGGCGCAGGCTTAGTTGCATACGGTCAAAAGACTCGTGCAAGAGGTGCAAGCTCATTAGATAGAATTAACGTAGCACGTTTGGTAATTTACTTACGTGGACAGTTAAACAAATTAGCTAAACCATATATCTTTGAACCAAATGATAAGATCACACGTGATCAGATCAAACAGGCCGCAGAGAGCTTATGTTTAGAGTTAGTTGGTGCAAGAGCATTATATGACTTCTTAGTTGTATGTGACGAAAGCAACAACACTCCAGCTAGAATCGATCGTAACGAGCTTTACTTAGATATAGCAATAGAACCAGTCAAAGCAGTAGAGTTTGTTTACATTCCGCTACGTTTGAAAAATACTGGTGAGATAGCAGGCTTGTAAAGATGATAAATATATATAACAAATTAGGAGCAAAGTAAATGGCTATTTCATCATTATCAAAAATCACAGTTCCATTAGCTTCGGATGCAAGTAACTCTACACAAGGGTTGCTTATGCCAAAACTCCAGTATCGCTTTAGAGTGTCACTGGAAAACTTTGGTGTAAGTGCAGGCGAAGTTACTGAACTAACAAAACAGGTTCAGGATGTTACTAGACCAAACGTAAGCTTCGAGACAATGACTGTTGACGTATACAACTCAAGAGTTTATCTT